TTATTCTGCTTTTGGTGTGTAAGTAAATTTGAACCAATGGTGATCATGTCTAACTGTTACTCCTCTGAATTCGTCTTCAAATAAAATGTCATTATAATAAGCATAGTCTAGGAGTAACTTTATTTGGCCAAACTGGTCTTCTTTTCTCTCTTCGTCATAGTCATCACACATATATATCACGAATCGTCCTGTTTTAGGAGTTAATTCATAGCCGAAAGCATTAACACAATATCCTATACAATCGGTTCCGCCTTGACTGTTGGCTTTAAATCCACCAGTAGGCCACAGTTCACTGCCGTAAAAACTACTGTTATGTATAATACGGAGCGCTGTATCGCACACCGAGCTTATTAGATCGAATTTAGCCTGATTGTTTGGTTTGAGCCTGCTCGCCATACTTATCCTTTCTTCTTTTTTACCTCTTCAAACCAATTTATAGAGAAGGTAAATATGTATTCGATCGTGGTACCGTTGAAAGAGATAGGCAACAGTATTCTTGATGTTATGTTATCGAATAAAGCCGGTTGGTGTCTTTTTGGCTTTTCGAATAACCTAGTCTGTTGCCAGCCTCCATAACTACCACTTGAATAATAGGCATAATCTGTCGGTGCTATGAGATCAGATATTTTAGCGCCTTTTATAATACCGCTCGGGGGCTGAGAATTATTCCTATCGAGATACTTCACACCTTTATGGAAGATTTTATGTGTTGTTCCGTCTTTGTCAATGTATGCAGCGTCATCCCAGATTATTTTGATTGTTTGTTCTGATTTGTTGGTTAGTATAAAATCAAACTCGGTTAGTGCGTAAAGCCAAATTATATCGATGTCCTTGTCGGTAAATATATATTGTGGATTGAAGGCATTGATTGTGCTATCAACTTTAATGTTACTGCTGTCAGCTGTTACCTTGCCCTGTACCTCAACCTTAGTAAGACGCGCTTTATAATCGCTTTTTTGCGCGAATACATGAAAGCCAATTCCTATGGACAATAGTATAATTAATAGTCTTTTTTTCATTTTGTGATAAGTATGATATGATGGTTTTTGAGTATCAGAAGAACTTCTTAATAGCACCCTTTACTCTAAAGACGTGAGTTATCACATCCTTTGGAATTGGTTGGGGATTATAGTCTTCACTTTTGTTATAGGGAATTAACATGAAATGATCATTGTCTGGACCTTTGCCAATGATTTTTACAGTTCGAAATCCATTGTCTGTTAAAATAGCATATATTTCTCCCTCTAAAAGGAATCTTTTCCATTCTTTAACTTCTTTTAAGGCAATAATGTCACCATGCGCTATTAATGGCCCCATGCTTTTACCTGTGACATTAACCCAATAATCAGCATCGTTAAATGGAAGAAAATCGATATAGAATGAAGGATTTACTTGGTGGCTATTGAATACTAAATCAAACCCTCCAATAAAGTCAATATCAAAATAAGGGACACCCTTGTTTTCTTTGTTAATCGATGGGTTGTTTGTTATAGGCGTATCACTTGCTTGAAATTCGCTAATATTTGTCAAGTCAATTCCAAGTTTTGTCTTTACTAATGTTATGGAGTCTTCTGATAAATAATCTTTGTTGCACCACACGCTTAGTGTAGGGCGTGAAATTCCAAGTCTTATAGCCGCTTCTTCTTGCTTTATTTTTGCTTTTTGTAAAGCTTGCTTTAAAGTTATTCCTCTGATTTCCAATTTATTGTGATTTAATATATATTTTATCTAACAAAAGTATTGACAAATGTTAGATAATGATTACATTTGTATTGTTCAATAACAACAAAGATAAACATAAACAATAAACGTGCATATAGCAAATAAGTACTACCATGAATCAGCTAATAACAAATTACGGTGTGCCTGAGATCAACTTTGAGGTTGGCATACTAACCAAAAGAGAAATTGAGATCGTTGAGCGATCACTGTTACCAGACAAGAACATTGCCTGGGATTTAAATATCAGCTATTACACTGTGCTATCGCACTTGAAAAGCATAAGGCAAAAGACTGGACTTCAGGATGGCCGGCAACTGGTTTACTTCGGTATCAAGAAAGGTTTAATCAATTAAATTTTATGCAAGTATTAACACCACAAAGAGGCACCTCATGGCCTAGTCTGATTGCAGACATTGTATTGATCGGAAAAGAACATGCGAGACCTTTCCCTTTGGATAAAGAGAGTTCTATCAGGCCAGCCATCAGTACACGAGTAAAGCTTAATTACCCAGACAGGGTATATGTAGCCAATAAAGAGGAAAGAGATGGATTGTTAGCAATCTGGGTATATCGAGAATCATAATTATTACAACCTACCTGCAATGTCAACTTTAACACTTCAAAAAACCAACATCAGCTTATTATCATTATTCTGCTCCGCAAATTTTGATACTAACAGGATTGTAATTGCTGATCACGAGCTTTCTGAGAACTTCCTGACGCTTTACTTAGAAGATAATAAACACCAGGTTGCTGATTTGGGTGATGCGGTAATGTATAAGTTACCCATATCAAAGTTTGCTGAGATCATTGCGGCTAATGATTTGAATAGTTATGAAGGAACCAAGTTCACCCACAGTGGTCGCACTTACACTGATCGTATCATTATTAACGAGCCTTTAAAATGGTTTATCCAGGATGCCCTGCCAGCAGAGCAAAATGTGGCCCTGAACTTAGTTAAACGTGCAGTCCTGAAATCATCCCTAACCAATTAAATTTTAACAGAATACAACTAAGATGGAAGGTATATCACTCGTTGAAACAGAAACACTACAGGCGTTGATTGGTGAGGTAAAGGGATTGAGGTCTGTAGTGATGTCTACCATTTCAGAACTGGCCGAAGCTAGAAAGCCATATTTAACAGTAAATGAGGCTATGGAGATTACAGGCTTTGGTAAGACCTGGCTAATGGCTAACAAACAAGATATTGGGTATTCCAGTGTAGGCGGATGCATCCGATTCAAACGCAAAGACGTCGAGGCCTACATGGAACAAAACTATTTTAAAACCAAATCATCAAGGAGGAAAATAGCATGATCATCACACACGAAACTACCATTGAAGAATATAATGCTTGGTTGGCTACTAACCCTGACTTTACCGCCTTCAAGGTAGCTGTTAGGTCCACTTTTAAAGCAATATACCGAACTATTGGAAGGGTTAAGCGACTAGTGCATAAGGTGAAAAACAGATCATGCTTAGCCCCCAAGATAGCTAAAACAATCTATCCATTATCCTACGATAAGAATGCCGGTTTTACCCACACTAGGTTTCGTAACTGGATGCGTGAGATTAGCTATGAACTGGATAGAACTACAGAGCATATTCGGTTACTAAACCTATTTGACTGCCTGGAAGACATACCATGCGTACGCAGCCTTTACAACCAGCGGCACGATATCATTTCAAAGGTCGAGGATCAGATCGCTATGGAAGAGGTTAAGGTAGAGGTATTGGAAATATTAAATAAAAAGTAAAAACACTATAAAATAAAACATATGAAAACTGAATTAGCAACTATCAAATCAATGCCGGTATCAGATATAATGACGATGGCACAAACCTTCGCTGACAGCGGAATGTTCACGGATGCCAAGCAAATGGGCCAGGCATTCGTTAAAATACAAGCCGGTCAGGAAATTGGAATACCTCCATTCGCCGCTATGAGTGGCATACATATTATACAGGGCAAGCCTACAATAGGAGCCGGATTAATTGCATCAACTGTAAAGGGATCTGGTAAGTATGATTACAATGTTATCCAATTAGATGACAAAGCTTGCGAACTTGAGTTTTTCCAAGGCACTAAATCAATAGGCAAAAGCAAATTCACAATTGATGATGCCAAAAAGGCCCAAACCAAAAACATAGATAAGTTTCCCAAAAATATGCTTTTTGCCCGTGCAATTTCCAATGGAGTTAAGTGGTATTGCCCTGATGTGTTCTCAGGCCCAGTATATACCCCAGAGGAAATGGAAACTATTGATATCCCCCATGAGGTAATGCCATTAGAGCCCCAAGTAAAGGAACTGCCAGCCATTACTGATAAAATGTTTAAACAATTATGTGATAAAATTAAGGCCGGCGACAAAGATGTTTACGGTAAGGCTAAGGAAGCATTCTCTTTCACCCAGGCACAATACGATACCGCTGATAGTATTATGCCGGAAATATCAGATCCTATCGCCGCCTAATGTCCTATTCAAAAGATGCTTTTATTCAGTTCCAGGAAGCTGAATACTACCAATCCGAGGCCTTTCAAATTAAACAACATTTACTAATGCCTGCTGTGAAAAATCAGCAGGCAACTAAACCAAAATCTCATGCAACTACCAAAGTTCAAAATTAGGGCCAGTGCAGCCAGTGAGATACTCGCCGGTTCAATTGGATTAACAGATGTACAGCTGGCTAAGCGGGATGAGTTATCAAATCGTAAAAAAGCGGCTGAAACCGGTGAAAAGGGTATTAAACCATTGACTCCAAATATGGAGGCTGAATTAGAAGCCTTAAACTATAAGCTCAACAATCCCGAACTGCCAACCGGCGCCAAATCATATTGCGAAAAATGGGTTAAGGAAAAGCTTTACGATCGCCGGAAAAACTTTGCAAATAAGTATTTGGAGAAAGGTATTGCATGCGAAGATGACAGCATAGAGTTTGCGGCCCAATCATTGGGCTGGGGGCAAGTTGCCAAAAACGAAGAGTGGTTTAGTGACGAGTGGATGGAAGGCACACCGGATATTATTACTGAGTTGTACAGACAGGAAGTTGTAGAGGATAATAATATCATAGAGATGTTTACGCCAACTGTCATCGATATGAAAAACGTATGGGACTGTTTTACGTTGCCGTTGTTCGATGATATTATACCCAACGAGGCATATAAAATACAGCTGCAGGTTTATTTGCACCTGGTTAGCATCGATTATGGTATTGACTTTAATGACGCGATACTATGCTACGCACTAATGGATGCGCCTTTGAACGTGATGGAAAAAGAAATGCGCTCATTATCGTGGGAGGAAGGTCATCGTGGCCTGATCACTGATGAGATCCGCCAAAGGGTTCATAAGGAAATGACCTATTCTAATCTTGGTCCAAATCTGCGTTTGAAAATATTTACTGTAAAGCGAGACCGGGCTGTAATCGAAGAGCTGAAGATCAGGGTTAAAATGTGCAGAAAGTACATTGATCAACTGGTTGAGAATAGTAAATACATACTTCAAGCAGCTTAATTATGTATACAGATAACACACCTATGCCCTGGGGGATGCACAAAGGCAAAGCAATGGCCAATGTTCCTGATAGTTACCTGCTGTGGATTTATACTGAAAATAAAGCTCACGGGGAGCTTAAGGAGTATATCAAAAACAACCTGGCCTCTATCAATACCAATATTAAAAAGCAATTACAAAAAGTCAGGTAATGTTAATTACCACCTATGAGATTACAACCGCCGTGGATTCGGAAGTTGTAATCACCACTATCGAAATAATTTAACCTGCCGAGAGGCAAATAATCAACCGCCGAAAGGCAATTAAAATCAAATCAAAAATGAGTATAGACAAAGATCTATCAGGGAGCATTGCGCTTACAAAATTAGTCCATGTGATGATGGACGCAAAAGGGAAAAACGGCCCCGTCCGTGGCATATTTATTCCTATCGGCGCAAACCTATTACTTGAAAAGGAAAAGGCAATTTATATGTCTGTAAAAGTAAAGGTGAAGGAGGAAGCAGATCAGTTTGGTCAGAACGGCTTCATTTCCAAAACTACTGACACTAACATCTGGAAAGGTCTAAACGACGCTCAAAAGGAAGAGGCTAAAAAGTTATCTCCAATACTGGGTAATATCAAAGATTGGAGTACATCAGTAAATGACACAGCTGGAGCTGCAAGTACAGAGACATTTACTGACGACGATGACCTTCCATTCTAATAGCCAAACCTAACAATGGCCTGTACATGTAAGTACAGGCCTTAAAATTCATTTATGAAAGATATTAATTCACTTCTGGAATTATTCGTTACCGATAGCGATGGTGGAAGCGATTGGAGTAGCACTCCTTTTAAAATAGGAGATAAGGTTTATGCTACTGATCGGCATGTAATGTTGATAATACCCTCAGAATTCGCTCCGAATATTCATGATTTAGAGGGATACGATAAGGATAACGTTTTAAAGGTAATACCCAAATCTGGGCAAGTTTTAAAAACAATATCAGCAAAGGATATTCTTATCGCACTGAAAGCAGTGCCCACGGTTAAAGAGGACAAAGAATGTGAATCCTGCAAAGGAGAGTGTCAGGTCGAGTTTAGATACACTTACAAAGGCCGGGATTACACTTCTGATGATGATTGTCCGGTTTGTGATGGAAACGGTTCATTAGACGATGCGAATGGGAAACTTATTCCTGACGCCTCTAAAGCTATAACTATAGGAAAATCAACCTTTTCGCCTTTAATCGTGAAGAAGATTTATCAACTCTGTAAATATTTCGACTTGTCAGATCTTGATTTGGTTAGCCAGGAAAGTATAGAGTCAGCAACTCTATTTTCAAAAAATCATATCTACATACTCGCAATGCCTGTAATCGAAAGAGAATCTGTTTACGAAATAAAATAATGCCATTCAACAATAGACTTATTGAAACAATACCAACTGTAGACATAACTGAGCGCGTGGCCTTCCATACATTACAGGAAGGCGAAAGGTACACACATACGCCAGAGGGTCATGTTTCGCAGGTGATTGAAGTAAAACCGGTTTTCCGCACGATACGCAGATATGATGATTGGTTGATCCATTGCAAGGCCGGGTGTTTTTTGTGGGATAAAATGGTGATAAAGGTCACCCCGCTGCGCAAGTAGCGGGGATTTGGTGGTAAAAGACAAACGAATTTTTTTATGAAAGCTTCAGATTCATTTAAAACTATCATCAGTGATCATTTGCTTAGTCTGGCTATAAATGATCCGTTGTTCGCTGAAACGCTTAATAAGCCGAATAAGAATATTGATGACTGTACAACTTACATTCTAAATCAGGTACAAAAGAGCGGTCAAGTCGGATTTGCCGATGCAGAGATCTTCGGTATGGCAGTACATTACTATGATGAGGATGTTATTGAGGTGGGTAAAACTGTTAATGCTCGGGTAGTGGTTAATCATCATGTGGATGCCCCGGCAAAACCTGTGGTTTCTGAAACCGCTCAGCGCTTTAGGGATACGCCAACACCACAACCTAAGCCTGTTAAAAAAGTAGTTAGCAAAGTAATTGAAAACCAAACAGCTCTTTTCTGATCATGAGACCAAGAACAAAATTACACCATGCGATACTTGCACTCAGTAATTCTTTGCCTGAAGTGACAAAGCACCAACGGGCATACGCCTTTAAACACTGCCTGCAGCATATTGGGTATCGCAATAAGAAAGGTATATCCTGTTTGGATTGCGGTCATACATGGGCTGGCCCAAAAGTTGGTAATAAAATTACCTGCCCATCATGTAAAACCAAACTAACTATTGAGGACACGCTTAAAAGAAAGTTTGATCAAGTTCGTAAATATATGAGTGTATTGGACGTTCGGATAGACTACCAGGTGGTTAGAATATTTGAATTATCAAGTTACCATAAGGTTGGCGAAACACCGTTACAATATTTCAGGGAGGTGGTGCAGCAATTCTTTCAAGTTGATGGGAATATGCATGTTGTTGCTCGAAATCGGGGGCATATGGGGAATTACGATAACTTCCATGGTGACCTTGAAATCAGAGGTACTGACGGATGGCACGGTAATAAATTCGATCTGTGGACAGATAAAACCTATCCGAAATTTAAAGTATTACCGGTCTTTGCCCGAAATGGATATACCTACCCAGTTCATGAAGTGTCATCATATAAAATATTGAAAGGTATACTGCGCAGCGCCAAATCAGAAACGCTGATCAAAGCCGGACAGATTGGTTTATTAGAAGCTTGTGTTAGTAATCGAGAAAATGATATATACCGGTATTGGAATAGCATTAAGATCGCAATCCGCAATAATATCATCATCCAGCCGGAAAATGTTATTACCTGGTTGGATTACCTGGCACTACTTCAATATTTTGATAAAGATCTGAACAGTCCACGCTATCTGTTTCCAGCCGATTTGAAATCAGCTCATGATCAACTGGTAGTTAAAAAACAGAAAGTTCAAAAGCTGAGGGAAGCTGAACGGAGGCGTCGAGAGGCAATTGAAATGCAGGAGGCATACGAGTCAGCTAAGAAAGCTTTTTTCGGTTTGGCGTTTACAAATGGAACGATAACCATTAAGGTACTGGAAAGTGTTCCAGAGTTCGCGGAGGAAGGTTTGAAATTACACCATTGTATTTTTACGAACGAATATTTCAAAAAGGAAAAATCTCTCATTCTTTCTGCCCGCATAGACGGCAAACCAGTGGAAACGATTGAGGTTGCACTCGATGAAATGAAAATAAAGCAGTCAAGAGGCTTACAGAATTTACCAACCCCGCATCACAATGATATATTGAAACTAGTGAGGAAGAATTTGCCTGTTATCCGGAAGGTTTATAGAGAGACTAAAAGTGTTGCAGCATGAGATTAATAATTGTACACAGAGCGGTAAATTTTTTGAATTTCTTTCCGGTGATCGTCGCTAATTTCAGGATTAAAAAAAATGGTAGCATGTTCGTTCCCCTGCCTACCCGGTTCTCCTTCAATGGCAATGAAATTGTCGGTAATCTCTGGATAATGTTGCTTTCTAAGGATAAATATCAATGCATTAAAAAGTTGATTTCTACGGTCGAGTTCTATTTCGTCAAATGGTTCTTTCATGCTTTTATAGTAATTAACCAATATGAAGATATGAAATATTTTATAACCTATTTCAATAACAGAAATAGTGAAGGCTTCACCCAGGAATGTTAATTAGATTATGATAAAGTAAAGCCATGACACCTCAACAACTCCTAAAACGCAACGCAGAAATCATCGAAAGATACATAGGCATGAAAGAAACACCTTCAATTATATCAAATACCACCGGTATATCTGTAAGCTCGATTGAAGCCATTATAAATCTTTACTGTGCACCGGTTATTCATGAAATGATCATGCAGTCTAAAGTTAACTATGGATTCAGAGATTGGTTTATATACAATAACTGGAACAAGCTGGCTATTCAGCAAATGGCAGAAGTTTTAGCTTGCTCAACATTAGTTATTAAGCGCCGCGCAAAGTTCTTGAAACTTGGTAAAAAGCAAAAGGTTGCGTTAAAAAAAGTCAGGTTTAATTATCGCGCCCGGGTGATCGTTCTGAACCAGATAACAGGTATCTACTATTTTTCAAATAATGAAGCTGCTGATTCTATCGGAATGAACCGTAGTACTTTCAAAGGAAAGATCAGCGGGCAACGTTCTAACGATACTTTTTTTCTAAAATTGGCTTAAAACTTATTAATATATTAATTGTAGAAATAAGTTTTTGTATATTTGAAACACGGTTTAGCGACCAAAACCACAAAATATTTAATCATTACCTCCGTAGGTCAACCACGCATCCATTTGCGGGTTTCCAAAGTCGCTAAACTATTGCCTGCGGGGGTAATGATGTTTTTTAATAGTAATTAACCACCCCTAAATATGCAATTGTCTAAAAAACAGGAACTCTTTCTTTCATCTATTCTTGATGGGAAAAATGTGTTTTTAACGGGTAAGGCCGGCACTGGTAAGTCATTCGTGGTAAATCTCGCAATTGAGTTATTAAAAAAGCAGAAAAAAAATGTAGTAGCCCTGGCTCCAACCGGGATTGCTGCAAATAATATAGGTGGACAAACGATACATTCCATGTTTTCTCTTGATCCGTTTGGGGTACTGACATATGAAACCTGTCGTTATTTCAAGTCTGAAAAGCGCCGGTTAATGGAAAAGATCGATGTTATTTTCATTGATGAAGTATCCATGTTGAGGCCTGATCTACTCGATGCCATAAATTGGACATTAGTTAAGAATGGATGTAAAAGTCTAAAATCTATTCAGATCGTATTTATTGGAGACCTTAAGCAGCTACCCGCCGTGATTGATGATAATATGCGCAGCGTATTATTTGGCATATATGATGGGTCGGAATTTTTCAACTCCAAGATCTATGATAAACTAGCAGTTGAAGATATTGAGCTTGATGAAGTGCTGAGGCAAACTGATGAAGAGTTTATTCAAAATCTAAATATTATCCGTGATGGTGGCAAAAGTGATTATTTCAGAAGGTTTATAGGTACTGAAACAAGGGGCGTTATTCTTGCGCCACACAAAGCAACTGTTACGCAATATAATATTGATGGCCTTAGAGCAATTAATAGCAAAGAGTATGTTTTTGATGCCATGATTACAGGAAAGGTAAAAATCACTGATTTTAACCTTGAATCAAAAGTTGTTGTGAAGGATGGCGCAACTGTGATGTACCTGATCAATTCTAAAAACAACAACCTTGTAAACGGTAAAATTGGAATCTTCCGTGTTATTAACGATTCCATATTTATAGATGTAAATGGCGTTAAGCATCCATTAGAGCCAATCCAATTCACCAAAAAAGAATATGTATTAAATGCAGCGCAGGATGGTTTAGAACTTAAAGAGGTGGGAAGCATCACTCAGATACCAATTCGCCTTGCCTATGCATTAACAATACATAAAAGCCAGGGATTGACCTTTGAAGAGGTTACAATAGATCTATCCCGTGACTGCTTTAGTAAAGGTCAACTTTATACAGCGCTATCTAGGGTTAAAAGTCCATCAGGCTTGGTAATTATAAACAGGTAGTGTATGAGGGTGTTAAATTATACCTTATACGATTACCAACAGGCCCTTGTTAAGGATATGGCTCTAGCATGTAAGGAGCATGATCACGTCATTGGCCAATCACCTGGCGGTACTGGCAAAACAAAGACTTTTGTTTATATCGGTACCCAAGTTTGCAATAAAGGAGGTGTTACCCTAATCCTTACAGAGCGTAAAAATGTTTACAACCAGAACCTCAATGAGGCTGCTGCAGTCGGTATCAACGATGAATCACCAAAATTTGTTCATATCGAAGAAGGTTGTTTTTATGTTGCAATGACCCAGACTTTGGAACGTAGGCAATCGATCATTGATCAGTTCAACAAGTTACAATGTGATCTATATATCATAATTGATGAATGTCATTCAGGTAGATATAGTAACGTTTTAAGAAAATTAACTAAAGGTAAACGATTGGGATTCACCGCTACACCTGATTATAGATATGCTAAGCATCTACCTGAGTTTTATAATAGCTGTGTCACCACACACCCAGTGCAATGGTTTATAGATAAAAATATACTTTGTGATTATCAGCACATACAAAGAAAGTCTGGAAAAGGTACTGATAAACTTGAAAAAAAAGCCGGTGATTTTACTGCTACTAGTCAACGCAAGTTTTTTGGAACTGAAGCCCATTACCAGGAGCTTTTTAACGATCTGAAGGAATATCCCTTTAAAAAGTGCATGTTGTTTTGCGCAAGTATAGAACATGCCGACGAGGTTTTCGCTAGAATGACCACTGCAGGATTCAAATGTTCAATAAATCATACCAAACGTAAAGATTCTGTTTACCAGGTAGCCAGGTTTGATACACTAGACGAAACAGACATCATTATTAGTGTTGGGGGAATGACTACTGGTTACGACTTTCCACTTGTTGATTTAATAGTCCTGTATAGGGCAACTACTTCGCTAATTATCTACCTACAGATGTTATTCCGTGGTGATAGGAAAAAAGAAGGCATGTTTTTCAGATGCCTTGACTACGGATCAAACTTTGACAGACACGGCGCATACTTCGCTGATCATCCATGGAAGGATATGTGGGATCAAAAATTAAAAAACAATTCCAAAGAGGATGCGGCCGCAATGACCACATGCCCGAAATGCGAAAGCATGATATCAGTATCCGCAAAGAAATGTAAATACTGCGGGTTCCTGATTCCAGAAAAGCCCAGGATAGTTGAACCGGGAATAGCAGAAGATGTAACTAAAAGGTTCGATGCTATCGCGGGTAAGAAGATTAGCGAGTTAACACCTAAAGAGTTGTCACTATACGCCAATCTAAAAAACAAAAAGATGTTTGCGATCAGAGTAGCTAAATCCCAGGAGCAGGTAACACCAGGGTTTTTAATAGAGTTCGCGGCCTCAATGGGGTATAAAAGTGGATGGCTTGATCATCAGCCAATACCAGAAGAAAGAATTGAATTTTTAGATATCGTTTTAAAATAATATAAATGAGTATTTCATTATCCGCTGTTTGGAGTCAAGTTGAGAAGCTTATATTGGATGGGATTTCAGTTATACCCGTTCGTGATAAGGATGATGAGGAATCTGGGCGCGTTGCTAAAACTCCTTTTGGGTCTTGGAAAAGGTATCAAGAAAAGCCAATAGGCAAAAGTGAGCTGTGGGCTCTCATGGAGCACCATAAGACTGAGGCCGTAGGCATTGTGTGTGGAAAGGTGAGCGGAAATCTGGAAGCAATTGACATTGATGTAAAATACCGTGGTGGTATCGATGCAATATTGTTTCAGGATATCAAAACCATTTATCCTGAACTGTTTGTCAAGTTAAGGATTCATAAAACACCATCGGGAGGATGGCATATTTTATACAGGGTTTCCGATGGCACCATTCCAGGTAATTTAAAGCTTGCCGGCCGAGAAGCAACTGAACAGGAATTAGAGGAAAGACCAAAGAATAAAACATACAACTTTATTGAAACACGTGGCGAAGGAGGCTATGTGCTTTGCCCTCCATCGTTGGGTTATGAAGTTTCAAAGGATAGACCTATTCCAATTTTAACCTGGGAGGAAAGATGTAGCTTAATATCACTTTGTGAGACATACAATGAGGTAATTAAAATTGCTCCTGCTTATAAACCTACAAAGTCAGAAAGCGAGTACTATACAGAGAACCCTTGGGATCACTTCAATGGATCATGTAACCCCGTAGAGTTTTTAAAGGAGTTTGGCTGGGAGGAGTTTAAAAGTAATGGCCACTTTATATGGTTTACGCGCCCTGGTAAAACTAAAGGTGTATCAGCATCATGGAATGTAGAAAAGCGAATTTTTTACATTTTTACATCTTCCACAGAGCTGGAGGCTTCAAAAGGCTATCATCCAGTTACAGTTTTGGCTGAACTGAAATTTGCAGGGGATAAACGTGCTACGTATCAATACCTAGTTTCTTGCGGATTTGGTAAGGTTAAGCCATCTATTGAAAAAGCGGTTGTAAAAAAACGCGCGACTGCGGGCCAGCCTATACCAAGTAACTTTAGTCATCATGCTAAAGCTCAGTTTGAGTCAATAAGGGAAACGCTCGAGCAAGATCACCCGTACGGCTTATTTTGGGAGCAGGATGAGGAGGACAAGTTTACCATAAGTAGAGAGGGTATTTACCAGGTATCTGCCGGATTGGGTTTTAAAACCTTCAATGGAGATATAGTCCAGATCATAGGTAATATTATTTATAAGCGAACTGAACGATACTACTATGATTCCCTGAAGGACTATATCCGTGAGGAGGATGCTAATCTGTACGAAGACATTTGCAATGCATATGAAAGCTTTATTCAACGTGCTGGTTCATTCACCATCACCAGGCTTAACGAGATCGATAAGAATTTGATATTGAGCGATACAAAAGATAATGCTTACAAGCTTTATAAAAATGGGTACCTGTCTATCGATGCTAATGATATCAATTTTTGCAGTTATGATATGATGGATAGGTTCATATGGGATCATAACATTCAAAAACGTGATTATAGGTATGGAGCTGATGGTAAATACATTGAGTATGTAAAGCTAGCTGTAACCGATTTTAATCAGGCTAAAAAGATATTAGGATATCTCGCCCATGAGTTTAAAGATGAGACTACCGGTTATATCATTGTTTTGACTGAGCAGTGTCCGGATCCTAAACAAGGAGGCGGCAGCGGTAAAAACGTGTTTTGTAATTTGCTAAAGCTTACAACAACTTACACCAGCAAGCCTGGCTCACAAGCGAAATTTGATGAAAAGTTTTTTCAAAGCTGGAATGGTCAAAAGATATTCGGTATTAGTGACGTACCTAAAAACTTTGACTTCGCATTTCTTAAAGAGCCATCAACTGGTTCATTCATTTGGAAAAAGCTTTTCAAAGATGAAGTTGAGGTTGATGTTAAAGATGCACCAAAGTTTATTGTGCAAACTAATTTTAGTTATGATAATACTGATGGCGGTTTGGCTCGCCGTATCATACCACTTGAGTTTACCGATTTTTTCACAAAAGCCGGCGGCCTGGATGTTTACTTTAATGCTCACTTCCCTAATGAGTGGGATGAAAACGATTATGCAGGGTATGATAACTTGATCGCCACCAGCATTCAGGAATGGATTGCCGGTGGCCGTAAGCTTGTTGCTACCGAGCTTACAAATACAGGATGGCAGAAGCAATGGGAGCAGACATTTGGCCACGCTACATCATTTGTTTTAAATAGTTGGGAAGATTGGACTGTAAAAGGATTTATTACCAATGAAGAGTTTAAAAAAACAATGGAGGCCTACTATAACGATAACCACGTCCATAAAACATACTGGCCATCATCTGCGAAGCTTAACCTGGCTATAAAGGCCTATGCTGACCATAATAAAATATCCTATATTACAGATAAGAAAATAAGGTTTGTTAATGGGGAGTTTAAATGCAGATTGTTTGGTGAGGTTGATATTGATGCTATAAGGGCAGGGGGGAGTGATAGTCCTTTTTAGATAGATGTAAATAAAAATTACGTCATGTAAAATAAAAGTTTGGTAGTTAAGTTTTTTTTACTAAATTGTTGCTAAATATTTTAGTATAATTGCATTATGTATTCAGCATCAACAGTAGCCGCAGCCATAGTTCAAAAAGCAATTGATGAAGGTAATCCAGTGACTCAGATGAAGTTACAAAAGATGGCATATTTCGCTCAGGGTTACAATTTGGCAAGGAAGGAGGAGAAGCTGTTTAAAGAGGAAATTCAGGCTTGGAAATTTGGGCCAGTTGTTCCAGTGATTTACAATGATTATAAGTTATATGGAAATAACCCTATAACCGATTTTGAAAAAGCCTTAAATTCTTATTCTTTATTAGGCAAGTGCCACATTGACTTCGATGATGATCTAAGAGATGCACTAGATTACACTTGGAAAGCTACTGGTAATTTAACGGCATTCAGCTTGTCTAATTGGACACATTTACCTGGATCACCTTGGCAGCAAGTTTACAACCCCAGAGATCAATCTATCATTATTGATTCTGAACGAATCAAAGAGTATTTCAAGGAAATTATTTATTGATCATGGCCGAGCCAAGAAATCCTGAAGAGTTAAATTTACAAGGGGACTCTACTGCTAACGAACCGATTGAAGAAGAAATTAGCTACATCGACAACCTTAGAAGAAATGCTGAAGCTGATCAAATTAGGGCCGCCGCAAAAGAAAGGCTAAAAGGACAAAGACAAGATAGAAGAGAAAGAAAGAAATATGCAGACTCAGTCTTTACGCTGGTTGCTATTTGGTTAATGTTCGTCTTGCTTATTTTTATGTGGTATGGAATGGGTAAACTCCAATATTCTGACAATGTAATAATTGCACTTTTAACAACGTCTACGGCCAATGTAATATTCATCTTTAACTTCGTGATGAAATATCTGTTTAAGTCTCAGGACTGATTTTCTTAAGATAATTACATAATCCCCAATAGGGGATTTTTTTTGTCCCTTCTGGAACGAACTTCATCATCACGGAACGAAGTCGGAACGAACATTTAATTAAGCTTCGTTCTAAAAAAAGTGCCTCTATAATACTTTAAATACACTTTTTATCTATTTGGAACGATGGAACGAATAATTTACTATTTAAATGTATCTATTGTATTTTTAATAAAGACATACATCTTATAAATTTTAATATACAAACATCAATAATGTGTTTCTACATAAGTAAGATACAATAGAGAAATTCTTCGTTCCATCGTTCCATAAATTCAAAATCTGCCTTTTTGATGCATTAAACCCGCTTTTTTCTGGAACGAACTTTTATTTAACGGAACGAACTTATTAATATATTAATTATAGAAATAAGTCTTATCTTTGTTATGTAATTAAAACCTTGCTTATTTCTAACCATGTCGGGCATTGAAACTAATTTTTCGGAAGCTAAAATTCAACAATTAGCTGTTGCAGAAATCAGAAACAAATTTCCTGAAACGTACGGTTGTTTATATCATGTTCCAAACGGAGGGCTTCGCGATAAACGAACCGCTTCAATCCTAAAGGGACAGGGAGTCGTTCCAGGCATACCAGATCTTCATTTTATCTGGGAAGGTAAAATATACCTTATAGAGGTTAAGGATCACGACGGACCTATAAGTTCAGAACAAAAGCTAATTCATGCCCAGCACAAGGTTCACGGACTTGACACATACGTTTTCCGAACTTCTGAGCAGATAATTTACTTCGTGACATACATTATTCAAGGCAAATCATTACATGGCTTCAATCGGTTCATTTCGCCTTATTCAGTCGCTGAAAACGTGGAGTTATACCGGGAAGAGCTCAGCGCTTTAAAAATAAAACGATTGCAGCAGAGAAAGGCTGCATAATAGAATGTCAGGCATACTTACACCAGCGATTAAAAAGTATCTCGATAACATGCAACCAGGTACAATCCTAAAAGTTTGGGAGCAACGATATCCAATAATCCTGATACATGCTGCCAAAGAATACATAGCCCAAGGCGGGCAATTAGAGTTTAGTAACGATTACGAACAATTAAAAAAACTATGAAATTATCTACAGTGGCAAAAGTGCTTGCCAAAAATTCACCAGAGCAGTACAGGGAGGCTGTTAAGCTTTGTCAACCCATGTTATCGCAGCCATCTATCATACCGGCTATACATGAGCGCATCAAGGAAACCTATCCCGAATTGGATCGGACCGATGAATCTATTCTTTTCGCTGCAACAGTTTACACAGCATATGCACCAGCCTGCCTATTAGCATCAGGTGTTGATCGCGCACCTAACGGTATACGTCAAACTATGTGCAAGGTCATGGGATGGAATGATGCACCAGTCGTAAATTATTATTGCGACCTATCCCGAGCCTATATCAAAGGTCCAAAGTTCAAAGAGAAGGTTGCTAACATTTTGTTAGGGTTTCAGCAGTTCTCTGTTAAGAGTAATCAAATCGAGCTTTTTTAATTATGGCTAATTTGACTGCAAAGCAAAAGAGATTCGTTGAGGAGTACCTGGTTGACTTTAACGCGACACAGGCAGCTATCAGGGCGGGTTACTCAATTGATACCGCGGCTGAGATGGGATATGAGAACCTCAGAAAACCTCATATAAAAACGGAAATCAATAATCGTCTTGATGCGCTTTCGATGGAAGCTGGTGAGATTACCAAACGCTTTACAAACCTTGCCAGAGGTAATATGAGCGATTATATGACAAAGAAGCTTGTTCCTCATACTCCACAGATAAAAGTGGGCTTAAAACGCCTTATTGAGCAGGAGCAGGCGCACATACTTCGAGAGGAAAAGTTTTGCGCGATCAAAGGGCTTACTGAAGATGATTATGATGAGTTTCAAAAGCAGCTGGAATATTCAAGGGATAAAATACTTCGTTGGGAAATTGAACTTGCAGATAACCCTTATGCGTACCGTATCGTTGATGGCGAAACGATCATGGTTGAAGAGGCCGGACTTGACCTGGTGAAAGTGATTGAAGATAAAGAGCGCGGCATTATTAAATCCGTTAAGCACACAAAAGACGGTATACAGGTTGAAATGTATCCGGCTGACAATGCCCTGGCGCAACTAGCAAAGATCCGGAAAATGATGAGTGATAAAGATGTCGACATAAACCTAAATGTTGACACAGTGGTAAAGGTTGGATATGGCGACAGCAACAAAGGAGCTTAAGTTCGATTTTAATCCGGACATTTTTAATAACGTTTTTTGGCACCTGAAGGCAGCATTTTTAAATCTTGCTATCAGGTTTATCTGGGTTTATGGTGGTTCATCTGCCAGTAAAACCTATTCGGTGGTGCAACTTATCATTATCCGAATGCTTGAGGCCCGAGACGAAAATACAATGGTGCTGCGTAAGTACGCAGTCGATATTAAAGACTCGATTTATTCAGACTTCAAAGGGATAATTACCAGCTGGGGCCTTGATGATTATTTCATCTGCCAGCAAAATTATATTGTTTGTAAGATCACCGGGTCCTACGTCAGGTTTCGTGGATTAGATGATAGTGAAAAGATCAAAGGCCTGGCTAATTTCAAACGTGTGGTATTGGAAGAGATAAGCCAGTTTGATGAACAGGATCTCAAGCAGATCAGGAAACGTCTGAGGGGGCGCGCTGGCCAGCAGATCATTGGCATATTTAACCCGGTATCGGAAGAGCATTGGATCAAGACAAAGGTGTTTGATCTGGAAACCCTAACCGAGCAACAAACCGATATCGCTGGTATGTGGGTTAATGAGAAGGGTAACCTGGTGATCATGAAAACCAATTACCTGGACAACAAATATATCGTTGGCCCGAACTTCGTGGATCAACATACCATTGATGATTTTGAAAAGGATAAGGCTAATGATTATGAATACTATCGTATCTATGGCTTGGGTGATTGGGGTAAGATTCGTACAGGTGGTGAGTTCTGGAAGAAATTTAACGCTTCACAGCACGTCAATAAAATTGGATGGGATAAATCATTGCCGATTTGGTTATCATGCGATGAGAACGTTAATCCATATCTACCATGGCAAGTTTGGCAACTTAAAGGTAAGCATGCGCAACAGATTGATGAAATATTCCTGGAAGATCCCCGCAACCGGGTAAAGGATGCTTGTTTGGAATTTCGTAAGCGTTACCCTTTATCTGAAGTCTCAGGGTTATTTGTTGGTGGTGACCGTACTTCGATCAAGGAGGATACAAAGAAAGAAAAGGGTGAAAACTATTTTACCGATATCATGAAGGACCTGAAGGATTACCGGCCAGTCTTAAAGATTCAGTCAGTTAATCCATCTGTTGTGCAGTCTGGCAACTTTATTAATGAGATTTATTCCGGTGACAGTCCATCAGGTATTACCATAGGTATCAATGAAAACTGTAAGAAATCAATTTATGATTATCAGTATACCCAAGAGGCCAGTGACGGTACGATCTTTAAAAGTGTAAAGAAACACCCGGTAACGAAAGTTCCGTATCAGGAGTTTGGACACGCTACTGATTGTAAGAGGTATGTGATAACTCACAATTTTGCTGCGGAATACCTGGCGTTTACGAATAAGAAAAAAGGATTGGGATTAAAGGCGCTCAGCGGTGTTTAATGGTGACTATGTCAGCTTTTGAAAGTAGTATTCTTTATCACCAATGGGTAAACTAAACCTTCGATCAGTGCCAAACTTCCGGTAAAACCATTGATAGTTATTAATCGATGGAAACATATCTGTCAGTTGTTTATGAAAGCCTTTCAAATTGGTATCAAAACAGATCACTTCATTATCGTGGACGGTTGCAAAAATAAAGGAAGTCTGTTTGTTCATGTTCAAATGTAAAATAATCATGGAGTATTTACAAATAAATTTGATAATGTAATTTAATCATGATATATTTACATTATCAAACAATAACGATCATGAAAACATCAAACTACACCAAGCAACTAACAGTAATCATACCTCGTCAAAATGGTACACCTGCCGGATTATCGGCATTGCAAGCAGCGTTATTGCGCGGAAAGGGATTGGTGAAATAATGAAAAGGCGCCTATTTAATATCGCATGGTCAATTGTAGATCAATTCAACAGCTTCGCTGAGGCATTAGCTCACGCATGGAAAGTTATTAAGCTGCAATATGCGCTTTGCACTCAGGCCCTAGTTAGGTTTAAGTATATCAAAGTATCTGACGGAAGTGTAAGGGAGGCAGTTGGTACACTGGATGGAGTCCCAGTCACTACAGGCAAGAAGGTCGTTAACTACGGTTTGCTGACTTACTTTGATCTTGATGCTGCCGGCTGGCGTTCATGCAGAATTGAGAACCTTATATTTTAATAACCTAATCCCTTAAATCTAAGTTATGAAAACAGAAACCATACAGAACAGAAAATCATTTGAATTTGGCCGGTATGTGGCCATAGCCGATGTAAAAGAAGATAATAAAGTGTACGTCACTTATGAATATTTAAGCACTGGTAATACAGTAGAAGAATGGGTGAGAGATTCTGATATGGAGATTGTATTAGGCATGGCTCGTAACTGGTGTGAAGCGAATGGATTAACGCTTTGGAGTTATTAATCAACACACACAATTAGCAACATGAGTGCAGAAAGATTTTTAGATCGTATGAGTAAAGATTTAATAGATAGAAATCATTTACTTAAAGTTTTGGAAACCATAAAATCAATAGCTGAAATAGATTCGTCTGGAGACAAATTTATAGAGGGTATAAATACGGCAATTGAATTTATCAAACTTGAAAAAACAGAATATTAGCCTTTAACCAACCCCTACCAGCGCAAAGGTTTTCGAGCCTTGTGCTTCTTTAAGTAATATTTTATCAACTTTTATTAATTTTGCATCAATGAAACCTAAATCATTAATACTCCTGCTGCTATTAATTACCCTGTTTGTATCGGCCTGCGTTAAAGACTATCAAATCGAACCCGTTAAAAATGATTTAACTGGTATTTGGACATCAAGTGATCGTACCATGACCTGGGCAATTGAAAATACCAAAGGCATAGGTTACAACGCCAAATTCACTGAGCTAAAGAAATCTGATGGTCGGTACCTGCGGGTTGAAATGCCGATGATCAATGAAACTTATAAAATTACTGAGGTGAATAAGCATGACATGATCCTGGTTGATAGTAAAAATTTCCAATTGAGCTTTAATAAGATTAGATAACAATATAAAGGTATAAAATAGTTTACTTTTTATTTGGTAAAAGGTAAACTATTTTATACCTTTGTTATAACAAAAAGGAGGTAATGAAATCATCAGAATTACTAAGATTAATCAAAAAAGCAGGCTGGGTGGAAGTCAGGCAAACAGGAAGCCACATTGTACTAAGGCATCCTGATCACACCGAACCTCTAATATTTGCTAACCATGGTTCAAAAGAAGTAAGCACAGGATTAGCAAACAAATTAAAGAAACAGGCGGGGCTTAAATAGCCCCACCTTTAACATATTACTAATTGTCATAAGCCGTACTTGTAGGCGATAATAAACAAGTCGAATGATTCACATTTAAAAAAGTTTGTATGACAACAATTAAATTTACTGTAGGTAAGACATCAACAGGTTTTGATGCTTACTATGAGAATAACGGCAATGTAGTTGCTGTTACCACCGGCGATACAATCGCCGAGTTAAAAATAAATGCTTTGGAGGCATATAACATTTACGCAGAAGAAACTGGGAAGAAAAGCATAACGGCTGAAAAAATATCGTTTGAGTTTGATTTACCATCATTCTTCGAGTATTTTCCAGTCATAAGCGCGAAGGCATTGAGCGCGCGCGTTGGCATCAATAATACTTTGTTATCACAATATGTCAATGGAATAAAGAAGCCATCCCATAAGCAGGTGCAAAGGATACTAACTGAGGTCAAGGTCATTGGGAAAGAATTGAGCGAACTGGAATTGGTGTAATCATGATAGCACAAGATTTAAGATTAGGTAACATAGTGAAGGGCATTACAACAGATTACTGTAAGGTTTACAGTATATCTTATGATGATGTAAGTGGTATTAGATTTCATTCTGAAGGAAGTACTAGCTCGACATGGAGTGGGGGTAAGGGGATTGAGCCAGTTGAATTAACTGAAGATTGGTTGATTAAATTTGGCCTTTCAAAAGATGAAGCATCTTCTAATGGTTCGGTAAGGTACAATTTTCGTTATCAAAGATTGACTATTAATTTGCATTCAGATGGGGAGCACCCCGTGTTTTTTGAAGGAAACTGTATTACTTGGGTCATGTTCGTTCACCAACTTCAAAACCTTTACTTTGTTTTAACTGGTGAGGAATTAACTATGCAATTATGAGTTGGTGTAAAGTTTTAAATGATTTCTGGGCGGGAGATGTTAATGCGATACAGGCGGTAGGCTCAATTGCCGGTGTTGTCATTACATTAGCCGGAACACTTTATGTTGCTATGACATTTCATCAGCAAAAGAAAATAAACAAGGCACAGGAAAAGTTAAACTTTATCGCTTTGGAGAAAGACAGACGGGAGCTTTTGCCTCAATTTTCTGGTTTAACTCTAGGAGATGGTACATGGGATGGGCCTGATTTAGAATTTACAAATTATCAGTTGTTCCTTAGGAACAATAAAGCACTGGATGTAGAAATATTTCCAATATCTTCTAATGGTAAAATATTAGGTCCAAGGTATCGCCCATCTCAGGTTGTTTTACCTGAAAAGGATTTTACCACTTTGAGTATAAAAATTGCTACTGATGTAGCTCCATCTGAATTTAATAAGCAGTATTTGATTTACTACACCGATGAGGTTAATAGACCATATACACAGGATGTTGGCCATGATGGTCATAAAGTAGTAGTATTATATCCGCAGAAAGTTGAAGACGATTTTAGGAAAGGGCTTCCGAAATGGCAAAGTATGTAAATAAAAAAATTGCAGTAATTGATTAAGGGCCAAATAACCAGGGAAATCGTCTACTGGAGCCTACGAAATATCGCTCACGTGGCAATAGTTGTGCTGCGAACAGGCAAATCAAGCAGCTGGCGCCTATGCATGTAATGATCATCATGTTTAAATAATTAGTGATAGGAAGATAGTAAAACGCTTTTAAATTAAATAAAAAAAAATAAAAGCCCGGAAACACTCGCTGCTCCGGGCTTTAACCTAAACCTTATCACAATATCGCCAGAATGGCGGTAATGAGGTGCAAAGATAAGAGTTGAGGTTAAATTTTATAATATTAGTTAATAATTTAACCTGTCAGGGCATAGCTTGAATCATTTGATCGGTTAAGTATTCAGTCTCTATCCAATGAGTTGTCAACTGGATTAGTTGTTTAAGATTATTGACATCCATGTTTACCCACTTTCTCACATAATGGGTCTCGTCATTTCCTAACCATGCTGCCCTATTTGCAATATCCTTTATCTTTTGACTATCAATGTGGTCTTTGATGCATGGACCTAGCAATTTCTTTTCAATAGTGCTTTTTTGTAGTGGATCTTTAAAGACGATATAATCCTTTATCAGAAATTCTAACGCCTTCCTAAATCCCATTCCACATACATCGTTGAGCCCGTAATCTTGGGAAGATTGTGCCTGTCTATATAAATCGACAAATGATGGCGAAATAGTGTTAATAATTTGAGGGTGTTTCACTGGCTCAGGACTCCCAAAAACATAACAGTCGATATGGTAATGACTATTGTGGTCTGCTTGATATACCACTAAAAAGTATCCTAAACAACTTTCTCTTGGGCAATTGAACGATAAATATAAAAAAGATTTATTTACGTATCCGAAAATATATTCTGGGACTAAACCTAAATGACAATGTGGACATTTATCTGGAAGTGAAACTACTTTAACTTCTCGATTCCCCAATCGTGTTCTAACTGTTTGTACTATCATGATAAAGTAAAATCTAAAGATATTAAATATTTACCAATCACATTTAGTAAACGCAAACGCTATACCCGTGCCTACCAGCATGGGTATTTTTGTTTACAATGGAATTAACCGAACTAAAAGCCCTCGTTTCAGACCCTGCAAAGCTTATTCCGGCATTAGAGGCGTTAGCCCCTGATATACCTGAATATGTATTTCACCTGGAACCTGAAAAACATAAGGTAGTTGATGACTTACAATACCGGCCAATGAAAGAGGTCGATGTTGCTACAGGTGTTTTGGATACTGATGGTAATATGACCTACCGGAAGGAGTCTAAGGACGTACATAGGATACCATCATCTACGCAAAAGCAGATTCTTGACTGGGCAGTACGCATGAACTTGAGCGGCGGCATTGAAATCGATGCTACTATTAGGGAAAATGCCAAGGCAACTGATGAAACTATGCTGGCCATGCTTAAAAGAACATGGGAGGATAATAAACTTGATTATGTAGCTCAGAAAATAGACAGGCTTAAAAAGAATTATACCCAGGCCTTAGTTGTGTGGTACTCTGTTGCTGCTGAAGATGGATTCTGGGAAGGCATCGCTCCAGACACGTGTAAGTATAAAATGCGATGCACCGTTTTTAGTCCTGAAGATGGTGATATTATCATCCCGATTTACAACCAGTATAAAGAGATGATCGGTTGCGCCAAGCAATACACTGTTGTTATCGATAGCAAGGATGTTAACAAGATGGATTTATTCCTTTCTGATAAGTATATCACCTATGTGGAGGGTACTGATGGTTGGAGGCAGGATAAAGAAACTTTAATAAAATACGGTAAGGCTAATTTTGTCTATCACGGGCAAAAGCGACCAGAGTATGCAGATGTTTTGCCAAAGATTGAGCGTGTTGAGGAAGTTGACAGTGATACAGCCGACGAAAACCAAATCAGCGCGTTTCCTATCCTGGCAGCTATTGGTGATATAGTAGATTCAACTGGTGGTGGCGCAAAGAATACCAGAAAGACATTCCAGCTACAGGGAGAACGAGCCGATCTGAAGTATGTAGAGGCCCAGGGATCGCAGCAATCAGCAACCGACGAACGGAAGAATTTGCGCCGGGATATATACGACGAAACCAGCACCCCGCAGATATCAATGGAGCAGATCACCGGTACCGCTAACATACCAGGTGTAACAATTGAACTAATGTTCTTACCGGCAACCAACAAAGCTAAGTCTAATCAGGATGGTGATTTGGGCATGGAATGGCAGCGGCACATGAATTTGTTGAAGTCATGTATGGCTGTTATCAATGTGGCCGTTAAGCCCAGTATTAGTATGCCGGTAAAACCAAAGTTTAAAATTGAATTGCCACGCAACACTACCGAGGAGTACGCGAATATCGTTAGCCTGGTAGGCGCCGGGCTAATGAGCAAGGACACCGCCATCAAGCTGCTTGCTTTCACGGATGACCCTGTTGCTGAGTATAACAAGATTAAAGCAGAAGCGGCTGAGGCTGCTAAGTTGGTGCCTACCCCGGCTACAGGAGGTGTTAATGCATAGTCATTTCACAACCCACACATTTGGAGATATAGTTTATCTCAAAACAGATCCTGATCAGCTCCCACGAATGGTTGTGGCCTTTAATATCAGGCCAACCGGTACGCTTTATGAACTTTCCCAGGGAGCAACAGGAAGTGATCACTACGAAATTGAAATATCAACTAAACCTGATCTAAATTTGAAGATGGGAATTAATTGTAATTAGCTATAAAACAGGATTGTAAAACTTTTTTTAAAAATAAAACTATTAATATATTAATTACAGAAATAAATTATATATTTGATTCATAATTGGTTTAGGATTGGTGAAAGGGTAAGATCAGTGAGGGAATCACTGGTCTTACTTTGTAAAAAACATGTGGGATAGAGCAGTCGGTAGCTCGTCGGGCTCATAACCCGAAGGTCGTAGGTTCGAGTCCTGCTCCCGCAACACGATTACCAGGCTCAATCAAAAAGATCTAAAGCAAGGGGATGGTTTCTTATCCGGTTTATTTCCGGTGATCTTCCATCTACGCCGGGGTAAGATATTAAAGAAGGTTAAAGCCTGGTTAAACGGACTGGCAAATTGAAAGGATGGATGCGCTACGCCAGCCGCCATCCTTAATTTAAAAACACTGGATAGCGTTGGAATATATGTTGTTATTCTTATGGTTTTTCTTGATTGGATTTATAAAATGGTCAATAGTTCTTGCACTATGGCATGATGATTTGAATAGGCAAGCACACAAGAGGAATATTAAAGAGATGGTTCAAAAATTATAAAAACCGCTTAGGGCAATCCTTGTAAGTCGGTTTCAAAGAAATAAAACAGGTTGAGCCTTGAGAGTTCATAAAACGACTAGGTACAAAGTATGCGAAAGTGATAACCCTGTTTTATAATATATGGCGCAGAGCACTGTTGTGTAAGCCTGTCGGACGCGGCAGGATAGGGTCCGTCGATTCGGGGTTGCGCCTCATTATACTGTGAGGTTTTTGCTCATTAACCGTGTGCATCCCGCTTGATGCAATGAGAACCACCATAATGCAAATACCGAGTCCCTCACAGGTGTAAAATTTATACTTGGTATTGATAAACGCGCGAGCAAGGTAATACATGACAGCGCCATGGTGGGAATAGCTGACTGATGGAAAGACATCGACAACTTCCCATATTATATTATAAGGTCAGCCATTGAGCTGGCCTTTGGTAGTAAGAAACAACCAATATTATGCGTAGAAATTTCACAAAAGGCCTAATCATGGGCGCAGCAGCATTGGCAGGATTAGCTAGCGCTGGTCAGGTTGCATCTGCGAATGCATTGGCCGCCGCCCCAGCTAGCACCGTTGAGTACAAAGCCACGCCAGAGCGTAAGGCTACTAAGGAAAAGATATCAGTAAATGATGTCACCGGAGGACTAAACTTCCCCCATTTATTCAGCCCCGGTTTATCACCCAAAGAATACGGCATGCGTTATGGCAATGGTGGCTCAAAGCGTAGCAACCGTCTACGGTATTCACATAACGCGAAGGTGAAACGGAGGAAGGGATAGTTAAATAATGTTTGAGATAGCCTGTAATATTATAGATATGACTAGTAAGAAAAAAGCAATTTTAAGTTTATCATTTTTCCATGAGGCTGTTTTTTGAACTTTACCCCAATTGTCCATAGCTAGGTCAGTTCTTATAATTGCGATGTTTTCTGGTGAATTTTTATACATCAGGTATGCGCTTATCAGACTTAGGATAACAGATGAAAGATTAATAATTAGGTGAATGCAATTCATAGTGAAAAATTTAAGCAAGTAAATATACCATTAATGCAAACCATACAACAAATACTAAAAAACACAGCTGTTAACGGGGTTATCAGCATTGACAAGGCATTGGAAGTCGCGAACAAATTTGATCAAGAGCGCACTGCTACAGCGGAGCTTCTAAAGAAATGCGAAAAGAATGTTGGTATGTACCTGGGTGAGGAAATCAATGCTCATGTGGCTAACATGACAGGGCAGCATTTTAGTGCAGTAGATTATCACTACGAAAAGCCGGTTGGGGAGCAATAACATGGAAAATTTTGATAAATACCATCCAGCGGTACAATGCGTAATTGTAATTGCCATAGCAACGTTTGGTTGTGTTGCAGTTTGGCAGTTTTGGAAAACAATGCGGGGCGAATAACCATGAAAGCAATTTTTACCATCCTTACCCTACTCACACTCGCCTCCTGCCAGGTCCACCACTACAAAGTGGAGGAGAAAAAAGCATATAAACAGTACCTAAAAAGTGCTGATTCGGCAACGGTTTATGACATAAGGCATAGTATTCATTAATGTCAATAATTATGAAATTTAAAGACCTTAAAAAATGGTCGCTATCTAAGCATATAGCCAAGCTGGTTAACCCCTCCTAAATCAATTTAATCATGAAAAAAGAAATTGAAAAACCTGAAGATGCAAACCGAGTAAAAAGCATTCAACAATTAATGAACCTTCCAATAGGTTCAGAAGTTCACAAGGTTGAAAATAACGATGTAAGAAGATACGTTATAGCCTGTCATTATCCCGACAAGAGCAATACAATAAAATCGGTACTTCTTACTTATGGTACGAGCGATTATGCAAATAAATGGATAAGCCAGATTACCATAGGAAAATTGTATTTAGATAGGAGGTCAGCAGTTCAAAGGCTAATTTCAGATATGGAGAGTGATCTAGAAGCGGTTAAACGTTTATATATCTAACCATGAAAAACAATAACCACCAACCCGAGTTGGGGCAATTACATTTTTAAATAAAAACTTTTAGATTAGTAGCCTAAATCTTAACACATGAAGGCTACTTTTTTATTTCTACTAATTTCCTGTTTCCTGACTGCTCACGCTCAAACTGGCAAAAGCCCAGTAAGTATAGATAGTACAACATCAAAAGTCAAATACGAAGTAATCATAAACCAGACGGGCTCTAAAGATGATTTGTTTAGCAAAGCTCAAAGCTGGATTGCCTCGACATTCAAAAATACCAAAGCCGTTATTGATGTATCGGATCGCGCTGGTGGCCAGCTGTTATTTTCCGGCAATGCTACTACTGTCTATATTGACACCCTGTTCAACAAAAAGCATGACGTTAAAAAAATATCCACTGTTGGTTGTCATGTGTTTTTTAAAGGAAAATTCTACGTTAAAGACGCTAAATATAAGTTTATCGTAACCGATATTTCAATGATCCAGGACTTTCTAATAGGTAGCGACCCTATGCCTTTAGACGTAAAATATGTTGAAATGTGGGCGACTGATACCTACAACGGGCCATTCACAAAATTGTTTAACGCTACCGATGTTGGCATTCGAAATTTAATTAGCTCAGCGACCACCTACATGGCTCAAAAATCAGAATCCGATTTTTAATCCCCTACTGCGTTTTATACACCTTATCGTTTTATCAAGCGCCCCCGGTAAGCCTTGATAATTTATTCCTAACAAGGCATATAGTACTTTTGGGCCATTAACGCATGACATAAACTATTTGAGATTGGTAGAGCAACCAGGCTTAAACAGCCTTTAACACTCAACTAAGTTTATTTATATGTCCAAAATCAATCTAAAAACGCCTATTAGTTATTACGGCGGAAAGCAATCACTAGCAAAAAAAATCTGTTCTTTGATACCAGAGCATACGCTCTACTGTGAACCTTTTATCGGTGGTGGTGCAATATTCTTTGCCAAAGAACCATCACTGATTGAGGTTTTAAACGATACCAATCGTGAATTAATGAACTTTTACAAGACCGTTCAAAATGAATTTGTAGGACTAGAGAAAGAAATCAGGATAACGCTGCATAGTCGTGACCTGTTTAGAAAAGCATCTGTAATTTACAATTACCCTGACATGTTTAGTGATATTAAGCGAGCCTGGGCCGTTTGGATATTAAGTAGTCAGAGCTTCAGTGCTAAGTTAGACAGTTCTTTTGGTTATGATAAATCACATCAAACAACCACCAAAAAGATTATTAACAATAGGGACCGCTTTACTGAGGAGTATGCCATCAGGCTGCAGAACGTCCAATTGGAAAGCGCGGATGCGTTATATGTGATCAGAAGCCGGGACACGAAAAATAGTTTCTTTTATCTTGATCCTCCCTACTTTAATAGTGATTGTGGCCACTATGACGGTTATTCAGAGCAGGATTTTGAAAATCTTTTGATACAGGCGAGTAAAATTGAGGGTAAATTCTTGTTGTCGTCTTACCCCTCTGATATCCTTACTAGATATTCAAAAGCAAATAACTGGTATATGTGGTCAGTGGAAAAGGGTGTCACAGTAAACCAAAAAAGTGGATATCTTAAAAGAAAAGTTGAGGTCTTAACATCAAATTACCCTATAGATTAGCATCTGGAACACCTAAAACGGTTTGATTATTATTTAGTCAAACCGTTCTTATGCGTGGGCGATTGTTATTTGAATGAGAATAAGCCCGGACGGCAATGTGATATTGCTGATAAAACATAGCGGGGAAGCCTTAAAAGCAACCCCTTGTCCGGGCTTTACTATTTAGATTGAGTAGAGCCTGTCTATTTATACTATGTTTTATCAGCGTTGCAAACTTATAAAATACTAAATATATTAGCAAATTTAATTGAAAAATTTAACCTATTACTGAGCACATGTTGGGCATGCTTTTACAGCAACATTTAACGTACCTGCGGGTGATGACCCCTTAGGACCATTAGCTATAGCTGTAATAGTTACAGACTTTTGAGTTTTAATATCTTCAAAAATTACTCCAGCATAAATGCCATTGGGATGTATTTCACCACCACCGGTTATAGTCCAAGTATAACTTGTAGCGTTTGGCGAAGGATTAGTAATAGTATAACCATTAGATTTGCCTGCTAATATTGAAGTTGGCCCACTAATTATTGGCTTTACCAAAACATTTGGTGCTACAGTTTTGGTTACCATTGATAAGCACCCACCTATATTGGCTATAACATTTCCTCCAGTGTCGCCAGGGGCGCTTACAGAAACAGTAGGTCCAAAAGAACTACCGACTATTTGAAGCCCACCAGTTACTGTCCACTGAAATGAATCTGATATTGTATATCCATTGGCTTGAACTACATAAACCGTTGGCTGATTAGGTTCAATTAAATCAGGGCCATTAATTGCCAGAATTGGGGTTTCCGCAATGGAGATATTCCCTACAACAACTACTTGGGGGTAATGATTGTTACCGTTTGATTGAAGAGAAAGCCATAAATATTCAAAGCATTGATCGGGTGTAAATTCAATGGATTTAGTACCAGGTGATTGACTAATATTAAAATCAAATTTGGGCTTGTCATTTCCAAAAATCACATTTGGACTAGTACGGCTATATAATTGAGCCGCTTGAGTAATATTATTTGTCAATTGGCCCTCTAGAATCGCGCCTAAATTATATGTATTACCTGCAGGTGTCACCTGATTAGTTCCCATTGAAATTTTATACGACTTTCCTTTCTTAAAAGGATACTGGATTGCAAAGCCTGACCCGTAACGATTGTTATCTGACCCGTCATAAAACATAGTTACGGCATTGGCTCCCGCTTGATGATATACCGCACCGTTGGTAGAAACAATTGTTACGCCAGATACTGAAAAAGGTGCTGAATGTGCAAAAGCTTCGTCAGAGGGGATATCCTCCCAATGAATAACTGTGGTTGTAGTAACAGCAGTTCCTAAAGTTGTTAATGGCTTGTCCGCTAAAGCATGACTCAAAGTCGTATTTTTTAGATTCTTATCTGGAGACTCCCTCTTGCAGGAAAATAAAATAAATAAGAGCATTAGGATTGGTAGAATCTTTTTCATGAATTTTTATTTGGTTTAAGTTGTTATTTACTGGCCGCAAATGAAAAAAATAAGGTGAACTAAAACAATAGGTGTTTTCACCGATAATTTTATTCCAAGTTTAGCTAACTAATATTACAGTTAAAACCTAAGTTCAGAAGTCTTTAAAAACCATTATTGCCAAGAGCTCTGGTAATAAATTTGATTAATGTCCAGGGTCCATCACTGGAAATTGCTCACCACCAGGTAATGGTTTGCCATTGTGATTAGGAGGGAAAACTAAACTAGCAAGCCACATGATTGCAACAAGGGTGGCAACGATTGCGATCGCAGTCCACTGTACACGCCTTATTTCCTTTTCGTAATCCATTAATAACAATATACGAAGTCTTTCCATTTAGTGCAAGACTTTTTCGCTATACCCCATTTTGTTTAAGTCACTTACTAACCCTCACACGTAAGCTTGTAAACTTTATCACCCGCCTACTCATGGGTATTTTTGGGTTCAATCAGATCAGCAAGGTGTAGACGAGTAATTAACGGATTCAACTTAGCAAAACACACAACAACTCAAAACATTATGTCACTAAAAATCAAGATTGCAGCACGACTGAAGGCGAAAGCAGCAGGAGTAAATCTATCTCAGAAACGAATCGATGCTATTGTAATACGGGCAGAAAAGGGCTTAACGGACGAATCGGACGATGCCGCCATTGACGCCAACCTCGATACCATCAACGAGCTTACTCCATTTAAGGAAATAGCAGCGCTTGATGATCACGAAAGAGCACGTACCGCGAAGGAAAAGGCCGATAAAGAAACTGCGAGATTGAAAGCCATTGAGGAGGGGAAAACACCTGAGCCAGAACCCGATCCGAACGAAAGCTCAACCGACAAGCTGTTAAAGGCATTAATGGCTAAGCTGGACAAACAGAATCAGGAAATAGCCTCCATAAAGGGCGAAAAAGTGACAACCACCCGCAGGGAGCAGTTCATCAAAGCGATGGCAGGAACTCCAAAAGAGTATCAGGCGCGCGAACTTAAAAGGTTCGACCGGATCAGCTTTAAAGACGACGAGGATTTTAACACATTCCTTGAAGATACCAAAGAAGATCATGCTGCCGCCATTCAAGAGGATGCAAACAGCGATTTAGGCAAAGACAGACCTGTTGGTGGTAAAGGTGGCGACACGGCCAAAACAAAATTAGCATCTGACACAGAATTGGATGCTGTAATGGAAAATTTATAAAACAAAACTAAAGATGGCAGAAGTCAATTTAACCAACGACTCGGAGCAAATAATCACAGGTAACGATAATATCGCTATCGTAGATGTATTCGCTACCGTAAGGGGTGGTCGCTCTCTAAACGTTTCTGGCTTCACGCCTGAAGTGATTTATGCAGGCCACCCAATAATCAAAGAAACCGCGACAGGTGATTACAAGCCTTTGCCAGCCACAGCTGATTCGGTTGCAGGTGTCGCCACATTAGGTACCGTAGTACCAGGTGCTGCATACACAAATGGGACCTATACCAACGTACCGTTATCAGGTGGATCAGGTAAAGGTGTTTTAGCAACTGTTGTTGTTGCCGGTACCGTAGTAACTACTGTAACCAAAACTAAAGGCGGTTCAGGTTACAAAGTGGGTGATTCGCTTAGTGTTCCAGCTGAATATGCAGGTGGTACCGGGAACGGAGCGTCGGTTCCCGTTGCATCCGTTGAATCAAATGTAGGTGTATATGGCGCATTACCAGTTGGCCATACCTACCAGGGCGTATTAATCGCCAGCATATTAACCAAAAAAGCCTTTGCCGGTATTATGACCCAAGGCACAATCAACCCGGTCGCTTGTCCTAATGACTTCGCTACAATAGCGGCGGCATTTAAGGCAGCAGTACCACTAATCGATCAACGCGCAGACTAATATGGAAACATCAGCATTTGTAAAATGGGTAGCTAAGTATCTCCCAGGTGTTACAATTCGTATCATCAAAACGCTTAATGACACTTCTAATCCGTTACCATATCTTTTCAAAACTTTGCTTAAACCGCAATTTTCGGTTGATGGTAAATGGGAAGCATTAATTCAGGAAAACGTATTGGTATCAGCTGATTATGTTGCGATGGATTCGTCCGCTCCGTTAAAGAAACGTGATTCTATGGGCAAAGCGAGTGGCGAAATCCCTAAAATGGCAATGGAGCTTTGGTTGAACGAAAAGCAGTTAACTGATCTTGATAGCTTAATTGCTCAAAATGGTAGCGATGCTCAAATCGTAGCTGAATTATTTAAGGATACCAAGAAAACATTAGGCGGTGCATATGAGCTTAATGAAGCTACATTTTTAGAGGCTTTATCAACCGGTCAAGCCATAGTCTCCGACGCTGACAATGTAGGGACAGGTATCAGAATGGACTATGGCTACTTATCGGAGAATAAATTCGGGGTTGCCAAGCTCTTGACTGATTCAACCTATAAGTATTGGGATGATGTGCAAAAAATTGTTGACAAGGCAACTCTTGATGGTAACGCTATCCAGGTTGCGTATACGGATGGTCCAACGATTAACTTAATCGCTGCGCTAGACCAAACAAAGCAATTGTATGCGTTCGGTCAGAACTTTGTTGGCAACAATATTCCAGCACCCGACATCGACCAATTAAATGCATTTACTAAGAAAAGATATGGGTTTGTCTTTGCTCCAGTAAACAGATCTATTCGTAAGGAGAAGAACGGCAAAAGGCAGACTAAAAAGCCATGGAAAGCCGGTTCAATCGTTTATACCTCCGCTGGTCAGGTTGGCTCATTGGTTTATGCCAAATTAGCCGAGCAAAACCACCCCGTTGCAGGTGTTACTTATGAGTTGGTAGATGGCTACATCTTGATTTCTAAGTATCGTAAAAATGAGCCTGCTGTTTCAGAATACACTAAAATGCAAGCTCGTGTGGTGCCGGTTATCTCTAATGTAGATGAAATTTATTTACAGGACACAACAACTATACAAGCATAATGGGATTACATCACGCAACAATAAAGGCGGCCGTAAAAGCTTACGGCCCCTTACATACCGAAGGTAAAACTGCCGACGAGGTAAAGGCCGAAATAGCCAAAGATGAAAAGGGATTTACTCCCGATGAGGTCGAGGAAGTATATGCAGCTATCACCGCTGATCCGACTGATGATAAACCGGAGTCTACACCAAAACCTAAAAAAGCCAAAGCCCATGTTGTGATCACCCAATTCAGGGACAAAAACAACTGGGATAAGCTATATGAAGTTGGAGACGATGTTTCACATTTCGATGATGAACGTAAAGCCGACCTGTTGGACCGTAAACTGATCGAAGCTATATAACTAATGACCATAAAAGAAGCCCTGACCAGTACTGTAAACTTTCCCTTGCCGGATTCCGCGATCGAGAAAGCGTTAATTGATGGTGACCTGATTGGAACCAATCCCTACGCTAAAAGTGATGCAAGGGCTGTAGGAGTGTGCATGGCTGGGCTTCTTTTTACTTTGATCACCAGTGCCGATGTTACTGAGGATGATGTTTGGATCAAGCTGCCTCAAAGGGATGTCTTATTAAAAGTCTATTCAGCATTGTGCAAGCAATGGGGCTTGCCTGATGTGTTGGCACCGGCAAAACCAACTGTTAAAAAGATCGCATTTTGGTAACGACAAGGCCACATATCATGAACTGGACTACTCCTGACACACCAGGCGGTACGGATGACGAAACCGGATATCCCTTACCTGGAATACCAGGAATCGCTAAGTCAGTGCCGTGTAGATTTCATTTAGGTGGTGTTAAGGTTTTTAAAAACAAAGACAACACCACTGTAAATCAAACCGGCCAAATCAGACTTGATGCTGGCGTAGATCTTCCAGAAGTAGGTGATCAGATCGAAGTCGTAGGACAGTTTAAAGGTAAAGTTCAGGATGTGTATAGGGGCCAGTTAAGCCATAGGATTGATGTTTAGTATACAGGCAAATTTTAGCACTAAGGATGTTGAGGAATATATCAAGGCTGAAACTGAAAAGTGGTTTCAGTCGCTTATTGAACCTTTCAGGATAACCGGCCGCGATTTAGTAGATAAAGCACGGGCGAAAACGCGAGATGATGGAGGCTTCGGAAATATCACCTGGAGGTTGCGCAGTTCCATTGGATACTTAATCATCTATAATGGTGAAATCATCGAAACGTACTTTCCACCATTGGAAACGGGCGAAGAAGGATCAGCTACTGGTGAGGATTACGCGAGAGAAATAGCCGCCTTGATCGACATGCACGAAGGTATCCAGTTGGTTATTGTTGCCGGTATGGAATACGCGGTATTAGTTGAACGAACAGGTTACCAGGGAAAGCAGCGTGATGTGATTACACACGTAGTAGGTGATAACATAGGGAATGCATTAAGAGCACTATTGAGATGAAAAATGGATTTGATATGATTAACGATGTGCGCTCTTTGATCAATGTACCCGCAGTTTTATCGCTTATTGATGGAAAGATCTATCCAGGTACCCGGCCGATAGGGAGAACGAATAAGGTTGATATCGTGGTCAATGCTTTGGGGGTTAACAATAACCAACTTCAAAAAGGTACTGCTAATATCAACATTTATGCACCAGGTATCCGGACTACACAGGAGGATAACAGTGTTCAATACCTGCCCGACTACGCGAAATTAAACGCAATTGTGAAAGTTGTAACACCATTAGTTGAGTCCCAGTTCAGAGCAACATTCAACACAAAAGTAACGGACCCCGGCACGCCGTTACAAGACGCTGATGGTAATTGGTTAGTGAGTATGCAACTAAGCTACCAGTCAATCCAAACTAATTACAAAAACATTTAAAAACCGCCGAAAGGCATTAAACAAACAAATAAATTATGTCAACATTCGTAGTAGGCGGGATTGAAAAAATTGAATACGCCCCCGCATCATTAACTGGCGTAATATTACCTGCAGCATGGAAGCCAATGCCAAATATTGCAGTTGGTAGTGTTAAGATGACTAAGAACATCGGCTCTAAGACTTCGATAAAACAGGAGGATGGTAATAAAACATTCCTAAACGTTTTTCAGCCAGCTGATGGTGATACTTTAACAATCGGTTTATTAGAGCAGAATCCAGATTTAGTCAAGGAGTTGTTTGATGTTGATTTTACCGCGGCAACTACAACCACTGAGTATTATGCTGGTGAGAAAATTGCTCATTTAGCAATCAGAATCACCACGGTGCCAATGAAGGATTCCCGTAAATGTATCATAACCATTTACAACAATGATGTACAAACTGGCTATGATAACAACATTACCTCTGACGCAGTTGAGCAGTTGGCATTAACAGCAAACATTGGTTCATACCGTAAAGCGGGCGACACTAAAGATAAAGTTTATACTAAGCAGTTCGTTAACGCCGATGGTACCGTGATTGATTCTACACCCGCTGGATAATTTCTCCAATCCCTAGCACTTAAAAGGCTGCATGCATTGATTACATGCGGCCTTTTTAATAACCTATAATTATTTACTCATGCAAGACAAAGAAATATACCAAGGTGTGGTAAATACCTTCACGGAGAAGCCAAAATATACGATTACAATCCCGATATCCTGGCGGCCAGAAGTTGAACCAGTGCCGCCGGTTAAGCGATCATTGTTTGAAAGATTGTTCCGCGGTAAACCTGTACAGATTGAACCGGAGCCCATCCCAACTGAAGAGACATTTACAATTTACCCATGCAAGGTGGCGAACATGTGGCGCGTTGCCGGTGCAGCGACTGAATTACCCGACGAAATTAAGAATGGAGAATTGGCCGAGGTCGTTTTGCCGCTGATTAATGATCATCTGGAAACCATCGTATATATCGTGGCTGCTGGTATTCAAAATAACCATGAAGAACCATCTGCTGACCTGATAAAGTTTATTGAGCGGAATTTTGATAATCAGGATTTACATACTGTTTTGCATTATGTACTCGAAAATGTATACATGCAATCTTTTTTGAATTCTATTGTCTTGGCGAAAGGAACAGTAAAAATTCTAAAACCAAAGACAAGTCCAACGGACGGGAGCGAGTAGATAGCCTCCCACATGCAGCCATCGGCTCAGCAATGAAATACTTCCACCAAACCGAATGGGATATCAAATGGAAAATGACATGGGAAAACTACATGCTTTACATTTCCTCTATCCCACGATATGATTCGGAGGAAGCAGCCAAACCAAAATTAGAGGTAAAGGATGCCTCAGAACTATTTTAACCATGGGACAACTAAGTAATTATATACTCCAAAAAGCGAGGGAGGCGGATATCTGCGAGCCTTGGGCTGAGCAGATATCTGAAACGGATAACGTTGACAGCCTGCTTGCAATGTATGTTCAAGGAATAGATTTCTGTTTAGAAAAGAATTTTCCATCAAATGAAGATCTGGTAAGACTTGGCGGCCATAAGCTTAAAGCCTATGGTATTTATGTGGATGCGGTTATTGATTGCCCGGTTCAGGACTTCATTGTGCTGCTGGGTGATTGTTCTGGCAAAATTTATAAATCTGGTTTCTCGGCCACGGAAATTTTCATAAAACACCGATCTACCAGTGCGATTCATGTCTCTGAAAATGCTTTTGTCATGATCGATTGCTTTGACGATACCACAGTTGATTTGGTAGCCTCTGGCAATGGTAAAGTGGCTATTAATGTCTATGGCAACGCGAACGTGACACATCAAGCCCTGGACAATTCCATAGTTAAAATAATTCATAAAAATAAAACAACATATTAAGATGGGGGGAGTAAAAGTAACAGGTGGGCAAGGCGGTGGATTGAATTTTACAGCCAATTTGGACATAAACCAGGCTTTAAAAGATGCTAAAACTCTTAATAAGGCGCTCGCGGATCTCACAGTAACCGCGAACGGGATTTCTAAATCATCTGAAACTCAAAAGACAGCAGCCGAAGGAGTAACAGATGCAATTAAGGCGCAGGCTGCAGCCAGAACCGCCCAAACAGCAGCTGATGGTGCCGCTATTAAGCCTTTGAGCGAATACCAGCAGAAACAACTGGAAATTAAGCAGCAGCTACTTGATCTCGCAAAAGACAAGGCGGCACAGGCTGCGGCAGATAAGTCTGCGTCTTTAGCGTTACAAGATGCCCTGAAGCAAGAACGTTTGGCCAGGGAGCAAATCAATACGCAGATTGCAGCTGGCAGGTTAGCTGCTCAGCAGGCAGCACAGAACCCGATTAAGCGTGTAACGGATGTTTCTAATTCACAGGCTGAGATAGATGCATACAATAGGTCTAAAAATGTAATAAATGCATATACTACAGCCCTAAATGCAGAAACAGTAGCTCGTGTAAAGGCAAATGCCGCCGCCGCCGCCCAAGCGGCCACAACAAATAATTTGTCGGTAGCCGGCTCATCCTACGTTTCATCTGTCAATTCCCAAACTACTGCTACAAATACCAATGTTTTGAGTAAAAAACAGTTGGCGCAAGCTTTGGCAGAGGAAAAATATAAGCAACAACAGGCCACCGCTGAGCTAAAGAATAATGCCCGCGAAATGTTAAATGCGAAGGGGTCTTTAGAGCAACGAAAGGCTGCTTTAGAGAGGCTAACAATAGCATACGGAAGGTTATCGGTTGCAGAACGAGAATCTGCTGCGGGTGCCCGGATGGCCAATATAATAAAGGGGGTACGAGATCAAATAAAAGATCTTGAGGATCAAACCAAAAGCAGCCGAGGCGGTATATCAGGATTATTTGATAGCATTAAAAGCAGCATCCTGGGAACATTGGGGCCTTTGGCCTTAATAACCGCTGCATGGACCGCTTTAAAAGCTGCGTTTTCTCATAACGTAGAGATATCAGATAATTTTGTTGATGTTCAGCGTACCGCTAAATTATCTGCCGATGAAGTAGATAGGTTAGGAGAACAACTAAAAAAAATAAACACCAGAACCCCGCTAGAAGGTCTTTTGGATATCGGATTTATTGGTGGACGGTTAGGCGTTGCTAAGGATGATTTGGTTGGTTTCGTTCAAGAGGTTGATGAACTTGCTGTAGTACTGAAAAAGGAATTCCCAGGGGGCGCTGATGCTGTTGTTACTGCATTAGGTAAAATTATATCAGTTTATAAAATTACTCAACGAGAGGGGATATCTCTTCAAGATGCACTAAGAAAAGTGGGTAGTTCCATATTGGAAGTATCTCACAATGGTGGCGCGACAGTTCAATATCTTCAAGAGTTTTCATTAAAAACCGCTAGTATAGCTCAGGTTGCTAGTATTTCGTTGCCTACGATACTTGCGTATGGTGCTGTATTATCAAAAGCTGGTGTTCAGGCTTCGACCGCCGCTACCGGTGTTACCAGGTTGATATCTGATTTGTCCACTAAACGGGATAAATATTTTGCCATTGCTCAATTGGCTGATAGTACTTTAACTCTTGAAAAGTTTACTAAACTGATTAATACCGATACCAAAGCGGCTCTCGAGTTATTCTTTCGTGGATTGAAAGCCGGTAATCCTACTCAAACTGAGACGGCGGATAGACTTGAAACCTTGCACCTTACTGCCGGTCGTGTTAAAACGACTGTTATCTCCTTAGCAGAAGCTCAGGAGCAGCTTTCTGAAAAAACAGCTATCGCCAACAAAGGCTATGAAGATGGTACCAGCGTTGCCCACAACTTTGAATTAGCGAATAACAGCTTAGCCGGGTCTTTTGATAAACTTAAGAATAGCATTGTCAATTCATTCACCAATTCATCATTTTCCAGAAGGTTAGCGGAGCTTTTAAATGGGATGACCGATAATAGAACAGAGGCTGAACGGTTATCCGATGCTTACCTTAATAATAAGCATAGCCTTGATGAACTGGAATCTTCATTAAATCCAATTGTTAAACGCTATGATGAGTTAAAAGGAAAATCAAAACTAAGCAGCATCGAACAAGACGAGCTAAGAAAGGTAACTGCGCAAATCGGCGAATTATTACCTGGTGTAACTAACGCTTTTGACAATTATGGTAATGCGATTGATATAAACCGTGGTAAGGTTGAGCAATTAACAAAAGCGCAGCGTGATTTACTGGAATTACAGAACCGGGATGCCCTAAAAAAAGCAACCAAACAATTCAATGATGCTCAGGCAGCTTTACCCATTGCAAAAAGCGAAGCTGTTAACGAGTCAAGCAGGCCAAGAGATATTATAGATAAGTTTCAGGACCTTTTTGGTGGTGATATTAAGAAACAACGTGTTCAGGCTACCAAAGACAATATTACAACATTATCAGCTCAGGCATATGAAGCTGCTAAGGCCATTAGGACGCTGGGCGGTACTTTAACACAGGCTCAAAAAGACGTAATCAATTATTACGAAGTTGTAAATAAGCCTAAGCCGAAAGTTAAACAGAATGCAACTATTACAGGCGATGGTGACAGTGATGCTGATACTCCTGTTACCAGGACTGTAGATGATATCAAGGCCGATATCAAACGTGTTACAGAGTTGAAAAAGCCACTTGATGTTGCCAGTAAACAATACAAAGACTACGTAGAGCAGCTTAAAGGATTTAAAAAAGAATTGAAGCTGGCAAATGGAGGTAAGGATACAGAAGCTATAGCTGCCGAGAATCAATATAAATCAGCTTTAAAATCCCGTAATGACCTACAGTCGAAAATTGATGAACTGACAAAAAAGGGGACTGATAAGCAATTAACCGCAGATGAGCAGGAAGTAGAGTCTGTAAGGGACAGGTATAAAAAGATGAAGGAGGCTGCGGTCGCCTTCAATAACGACCCTGAAAATAAGAAAAAAGGGTTGCGTGTAGACTCTGGGGGATTAAATCGGGCCCAGGATAATGAATTGGTAGCATTAAGGGATAAACAGGATACCGAGAAACTAAAAGTAACTCTTGATTCACAAAAGAAGCTTTATGATGACTATGAGGCTTATAAAACAAAGGTCGGAGAAGATAATGCCAAAAAACGTTATGCAGGCCTGATCGATACTGATAAAACTTACTTGCAAAACCTACAGGCCCAGGAGGAGGCGTTAACAGATCCTGAAAAAAGTAAAGGCGGCGCTGATACTGATAACGCTGCCAATAAGTTGAAGCTGGAATTGCTCAAAAAAGAGATTGCTGCTGAAAAACTTCTAATTCAGAAAAAGAACGATGACCTATATGCTGAAGCTTACCAGGCGGCACTGACTAGTTCACAGGCGTTGTTAGCAATCGAGTCAGATTATCAGAATAAGGTTAAAGCATTGGACAAGGATGCTACTCAGGAGCAGATTGACAACCTTAAGCTACAAAGAGATGAGCGTATAAAGCGCGAGAATGAGGCCAATGCTTATGCCAAAGGTGGATACGAAAAGCTCATGGATCATTATGATGAACTAACGCGGGGTGAGATATTAAAAAGGTTAGAACTGATTAAGGCCGGATATCAGCAACAATATAAGGAGGGTAAATTAACGGCTGATCAGTTGGCAAAATTGATGGGTGATATTAATTCTTCAATTAATAATATAAAAGGTGATAATGTATTCAATCGAATTAAACAAGCCATATCTGATTATAGGGATCAAGTCAAATTCACTGGCAAGGACAGCGAAGGTGCCAAAAGGAAGCTATTGGACTTGTTCTCCGCAATATCAGCTGGGGCCGATGGTGCTAATCAGGTAATAGGAGCGCTCTCATCCTCTTTCGAACAACTGGGTATAGGTGGCCAGGGATTACAGGACACGTTAAAGAACGTTCAGGGCATGGTCAGTGGATTAGGTACACTAGCCAAAGGCATATCAACAAGAAATCCGATTGACATAGTTACCGGCTCAATCGGTCTACTTACCTCTGCCATCAGTCTGTTCAGCCATAAGGACAAAGACCTTCAAAAGAAAATTGATGGTTACCAAAAGCAGTTAAATGCCTTAAGTCAAGCATACAAACAACTTGATCATGACGTGGCTAGTGCCGTTGGTGAAAGTGTGTATACAGACCAGGAGGCCCAGATCAAGAATTTACAGGCTCAGCAAGCTAAGTTAACTCAGATGCGGGATGCTGAGGCGAGTAAGAAAAGGGCCGATCAGAGCAAAATTGATGATTATAACAATCAGATAGCTGATATACCAAATCAGATTGCGGATATCAACAAATCGATCAGTCAGAACCTTATTCAGACCACCTTTAAAGATTTATCAAAATCGCTTTCTGATGCCTTTGAGGAAGCTTTTGCCTCCGGAGAGGATTCAGCCAAGAAATTCGAGGACGTTTTCAACCAGGTTATCGTTAACGCGGTTAAAAATAGCCTGCAATTAAAATTGCTTGATCCAATCATCAACGATTTTACTAATGACCTGACCGAGTATGCAAAACAGCATGACAATAGTGTAGTAGGCTTTGATTTTGATACCTGGAAAAAGGCGATTCAAGAAAAAGGCGAATTGTATACCAAAGGTTTGGAAGCTATTAAGGATTATTTGCCTGATCCTAATGATACATCTTCAACGGCAAAAGGCCAGATACAAGCTTCTATAACTGAAGATACTGCGACAAGGTTATACGGTGTATTCGCCGGTACCCAAACGGCCACACTTCAAGTCAGGGACATACTATCAGCACAAGGTAAGACAATCGGTGACCTATACCAAACTGCACAGGGTAACTTTGCTCAACTGGTGAAAATTGAGGAAAATACACGCAGGGGGGCGGATAATACCGATGGATTAATCCCTGCTCTTAAGGAGATCATCAATAATACAAAAGGTACATCAATGAGAGGCGCGGGGCTAGGATGATAAGCAAAATAAACGGTTATGATCTATATCTGGGTGTCGCTATAATATTAAATGGTGACAGGTCTACTACTAGTAGTTTTGAAGCTCCTAATGATGTTAACCCTGTCTTTTCACATACGTGGGAAGATGGGGTTACAGAATACGATCTAAATGCCATACCCACGCTGGTTGCGAGAGTGTTTCAAATGAGCGGATGGATGGTTGTAGATAATCTTGACGATTATTTGGCATCCAAAACGGCGTTGCAAGGCATCATTTATCAGAACTACGTGACGTTTGAAGACCCTGAACAGGGAATACAAGTCAACGCCCGTTTGAAGCCTGGTTCTATCAAGTGGAATAGATTAACGCCCTTAGATGCTCCTCGTATTGTCACTGAGGTGTCGATGCAGTTCGATGAAGTATTACAGGATGCTCCTTTTAAGAACGATGGTAATGGTGGAGGTTTAACTTATTACATCGGTGATAACGGGAAATATTTTTTAACAGAGGATAATGAAAATTATATAAAATAATGGCAAAGACGCAGAAATTTAAGGATTTACCTCTTATTGCCGATTTAACCGGGGTTAATGTAGTGGGGCTGACAGCCGCTGGGCAAGATATCCGCGTGCCTTTGGCCGGTATTGTTAGGAATAGTTTAGGCGATTTTAAAACCACAGATACCGCACCGGTTGGGCCGTTACTGAACCAGACCGTTAATTTAATAGGAACAGGAGACGGTTCTAAACCACAAGGTACATATACAAATTTGTTAAAAGCGGCTGCAACGCCGATAGTTATACCAGTACCTGCTGCCGGAAACGGTATTTTTGAAGCCAAAGCCAGATGGACAGGCTCTTTTTGGGTTCCGTCATGGTGGGAGGGGCCTTTACCTGCTGCATCCAATAAAATTGCTCCCTGGGCACCACAACCATATAGCGTAAATGACCAGGTTAGCAATCTTGGCAAGTTTTGGTATGCGAATGCGGCTACCACCGCAGCGGACATTCCGGGAACATCAACTAAGTGGTCAAGCCTTTTAACGCAGTATGATGCAAAACTGGATAGCAGCTCATTAGGCACAGAGACTGTTTATACTGATAACTTGGTAGACAAATCTACATATCAGGATAATACTACAATTAGAACTGATACCGGAGGCTTATTGGGTGCAGCCGGTGCACGAGTGTATACCTTCCCTGTAAATCCAGCTAAAGGTTTCATTTCCATCAGTGGTATATATGCCAGTGGATCTAAAGCATATCGGTTTATTGATTCTTTAAACAACGTTCTCGGGTATGCGGGTATAGGAAATACCCAAAATCAGGTATTAAATATTGTTATTCCAGCGAACGCTTTTGCTGGGCAGGTTGTGGGTAAGAGCGAAACTAATCCGGTAACCGCAGCTGATGCATTGATGGTTAATTATGGTGCAACTGCTAAACCGTGGGTGCCTTTTAGCTATACATATGTCAATTCTGTAAACAGCACCCCGATAAATCCAAAACCGAAACCTGTTAGTGCGGACAGTGATCAAGCAACAGCCATCCCGTTTTTAACTTTAGGTGCGGACGGATTTATTAGGACGGTACCAGGGTTTACCTATAATCCGGCTTCAGGCGCAATGCTCTCGGTAGGCTTGAATGTTAATAGTCAAAATTTAACAGGATTAAAAACAGCGGTCAACGATTCTGATGCCGTACCTCTTAGCCAAGTTAATAGCGCGCTATCTCCAATAAATCAAGCCACAGGTAATCAAATTTTAATACCAATACCTGATTTAATGACTGATCCTGATGTGCCCGTTATTGAAACAATTTCAACGGCCTCTGCCTTCTCTACCGCTTCGACTGTAGGCTGGAATACCGGGATCATATCAATTTTAGGAGGAGCTTTAACACAGGCTTCTACGGGCTATCCACAAAGTGGATACGGTGTGCCGAGATATGCAACCGGGGCTAACCTAAATCCTCCTGTTACTATTGAGTTTACTTTTACTGGTAGTACTTTTGAGTTCCTGACTATGGGGCAAGGACAGGTTTTCCGCCTGCTAGTCGATGGGAAATTTGTAAGTAGGTCCTTTACCTCAATAGCCGCAAACGGCAATATCTATTTTCAGAAGATAACTTTTGCGACTTCCAAAAAACGCCGTATTACTATTGAGGGTGCTCTTGGGTTTTTCTTCGGAGGTATCAGGTATCCTACTGGTAGTAGTGTTACACCATCTGATAGGACTGCGATACTTGATAACGTTACCATAGGTACGGCTGTTCATTACTTTTCTCGTATGCCAGGTATGCTATTGGTTTTTGTATTGAGCGATAGCTTTGGCGAGCCAACCGGCACAACAGGTCAGCAAGGTTATGCCTTCATCATGGGTAAAATGTTGGCCTGGAACCTAGTTGCTTCCGGAGCTGGCGGCACCGGTTATGTTAATCCTGGGCCTGCAGGTCGAGTTAAGTTCGGAGACCGTTTCGCCAATGACATTGCGGCTTTCAAGCCGGATATTATTGTATTGGCCGGAGGCATTAATGACGGTGCACAACCAACAGCTACTTTCACCGTTGCTGTCAAAGCACTATTTGACCAGGCAAAAGCTGTCACATCTGCAAAAGAGGTCATAGTAATGAGTTCATGGCGTAATAAAGGGCCGCAATACACACCAGCACAACAGATAACAAATGATGCTGTGCTGAAAGCGAAAGCTGCTGAATATGGTTTTATTTTTATTGATGAGTCAGGACTGATCACAGGAAACGGAAATTCCGGCGCTCCCAACGGTTCAGGTAATGCTGATCAATATGTGGGTGGCGATGGTACGCATTACAATGATGCTGGGCATACTATGTTAGGGTTAAATTCAGCGCAAACTTACATCAGACAAAAAAACAAGTTCATATCGAGCGGTACGCCTGCCCGCCGCATGATAGATACTGTTGACGCAGATACAACCGGCGTTGCTAATTCTGATGGTCAAAATTTGTCACAAATTACTGCCAACAGGGTATATACTCCACCTGCAATTACGGATGGTAAGAGCTTCAAGATCATAAATTATAACACAGCTGCGGGTTTTGCCTGGACCTTCGCCGCCGGTACGGTTAAGGATGTAGCTGGTAATGCAGTTACTGCGATCCCTAACGGCTCTATAATAAATCTATTCGGCTCATTAAAAGCGAATACCTGGATAAAAGAATAATCAACATGGAAGACGAAGTATTAAAAATAGATGACCTGGTAGATACATTTCCAGAAAATCCAGACGCTGGACTTGTGGGAAGGATTGATAGTATTTATCCTGATGGCACATTATCCGTCATTTTGGAGGTCACACATCAAGAATTTCCTTACAGACCTGATGATGTTAAACTATTCAAGGACGAGAACTAATGTATTTACCTATATATTTTAACAATCAGATAGTTTCACAGCTCCCTGTTTATGATGACCTACCTATAAACAGGGCGTTAATGGCAGAGGATGAAATACCTGCAATTATTGAATTGCCAGGTACTTTACATTGTCCCATTGGCGCGTACATTATCTATAGAGGACAAAAATATACAGTCAATACTATCCCAAGCCCTCAGATGACGGGAGATGCATCAGGGCTTAAATACACATACAACATTACATTTGAGGCGGAATTATATAAATTATACAATAAAAAGTTTAAACACCTCAACAATAAAACCTTCACATTTTACGGGGATCTATCGAGCTTAGCTTATCTCGTGGTTGATAATATAAACTCTATTGATTCGGGCTGGTCTGTTGGCTTTTGTGACAATCTAGGGCTTAAATCTGTAAATTTCGATAAGCATAATTGCCGTACAGCTCTCGATACGATTGCCGAGGCGTTCTCATGCGAATGGTACATGTCCGGGATTGGGAAGACGATCAATTTCGTTAAGCAGGCCGGAAGTTTAACTACGCTCGTATTTAAATATGGTAGGGGTAACGGTTTGTACTCATTGGGTTACCAATACCAAAATGATGAAAATATTGTCACTAGGGCATTTGGGTATGGTAGCAGTCGCAACCTGCCTAAAAACTATCGCAATGGTGCTACAGAATTAATGTTTGATGGATTTTATATTGATGGTAATGTAGATCTTTACGGTGTCAGGGAGGGGGATTATGTAAATGAAGACATCTACCCCAAAATTGATGGTCATGTAACTGCGGTGAGTGCATACGACCCGAATGCTACTGCATTTACTATCACAGACAGTGGACTAGCCTTTGATTTAAATACTTATTTTACTTCTGATACGCCAAAGGTTGGTTTTACATCCGGACAGTTACAAGGGCAGGAATTTGAGATTCTATCATACAATAAGGCCACTAAGATTATCAAGTTAAAGGTAGCTACAGATGCTGCTAATAATACACTACCCTCTGATGTAATACGCCCCGTTGTTGGTGACACGTATACGTTATTTGATATGGACCTGCCTACTGAGTGTCTTACTGCTGCTCAGCTACAACTAAAGGATGAAACTCAGGCCTGGTCAAATGAAAATAAAGTTCCTCGGGTGTTATACAATCTGGAGCTTGACCCGCTGTATGCCCGTGCCAATAATATCATGTTAAAGCCTGGCGATAAAATTACAGTTCAACATGATGCATTGGGGATTAATGCACTGATACGGGTTACGAGTATCAGTTATCCGGTTAACTTTCCGAATGTCATAACGCCTAATACTAAGATCACTGCGACAATCGCGAACTTCATACCCTATACCACAACTGAACGGGTAATTTCTGATACAATCGATAACCAGCATGATATAAAAGTTGTGAACCGCACCAGTGCTGAAAAGGCGCGACTTAATGCTCTGAACTTAAAAAAACTTCAAAGCAGGATCTTTAATCCGGATGGTACATTATTTACCGGTACTGATAGTTTAGTTGCGGGCATGGCCACATTTGGTTATGATTCCCAAAACTTCAACCTCAACAATGTAACTTTTTCCCCCAATCATGGCGCCGATGTTAACGCATTAACGATATCAGGAGGCCAGTTGATACACCGGATTTATAAAATTGATGGATTGGGCTATACCTGGACAGTTGAACCGAACGAATGGACAGGGCTTAATCCTGCAAAGTTTTACTATGTATATGCCAAATGTTCAAAGGTTGCGCTTACCGGAACTTGGGAGATATCTGAAACGCCCGTTAATGCAAATGATATCGTTGGATACTATGCCTTTAACGTAGGTATACTTTACGAGGTAAATACAGATGGGTACCGTGATTTTGAATTTACCAAGGGCATGACCTACATTGTGGGTGATCAGATAACTACCGGTCGGATAAAAGATATAACCGGTCAAAACTATTTTGATTTGAATGCAGGTGAGTTTAATCTGGGTGATTCGGATAATGGCCTAGATTGGAATATCACGAAGCCTGCTACATTGACAATTCGCGGTTTTACGGTTGCTAAAGTTGTACAGGTTGGTTCTGCAGGTTTGATCAATGCACGTATATCTGGAATAACTGATAAGGGCTCACAGTCGATAAGGTTTGCGGCCGGGGCTAATGATGAATTTAAGGTGTTGGATGATGGGAGTATGGTTGCCACAAAAGGTAATATAGGCAACTGGACTATTTCTCAGAATGGTTTGGTGAATACCGAAAACAAAGATGCTCAGATTAGGCAAATACGTACGTTCCCTGACGGTAAAATTAAAGAGGCAAGCATAGGCACTGGTATATCGAATACTTTCAATACTGTGGCAGTATTTAGAAATGAGGAGCCTTCTGGAGAGCAAAATGTTGCCGCTTATTTCAATGCACAAGGTGGTGGTGGAGCTGGTGCTGATATACTTAAGAATATTGCCGTTTGGATCGATAATGGAACTCTTTACATAGGTGGTGATGTAGTTTCAGGAGGGGCCCCCGGCCAATCCTTTATTCAAGTCTACAAAGGTGCAGATGGCAATAACTATTTTAATGAGTTCAGAAATGGTATATCCATTCGTAAAGGGCCAGGCACAGGATCATAACCTTAACCACCTCTTTATCATTCCCCATACGTAAGCTTACAAACGGTTTCTTGATTTTGTATAGAGGTAAATTTGAGCATGATATCAATTTCTCATGACTTTAGAAACCTATACCATTAACAACATTGTAACTGTTTTTTGCTCGGTTGGATTTGGCACCGTGGTAACGCTTTGGGCCACACGAAAGAAAATAAAGGCAGAAACCAATCTTTTCAACACCGAAATATATAGTACCATGTTGGGCGATTTGCGAGCGCAAATAAACATGCAGGGCGAACAGATTAAAAACCAAGCTCAACAGATTCAAAATCTTCAGGAGAAAGAGACTGAAAACATAAAGGTGATTAATCTTCAGCAGAGGAGAGAGCGGCATTATCTAAATGAGATAAAGGATCTTAAGGCAACTATCAAAAACTTGGAATCAAAATTAGAAAGTATACAAAATCAAATATCAAATGAACAATCTTAAACAAACGTTACGCATGCTTCGGTCAAAAATGAAGTTGCTGGCCATTCAACACACAGAGTATATTGGTATAACCGTAGCCTTATTGCTGTTGCTAATCTTCCCACCTATCATTCGTCTTTACGATCCAACAGCAGCACCTATAGACGCCGGCGCATTGAGCGGAATTTTATTGGCCGTAGTATCGGTCTTAATATTCCTTTCAGTTACCTGGTGGTTTATACGAGCGATATGGCCAGTGTTTGCCGAATATTCTAATACTGATTTTACTACTGACTTTAAAAATTTACAACCTTGGCAAAAAATAAAAATTTATATCGGCTTTTACTCATTTGTGGTATTGGCCTTTTTAGCAGCTTTAGTGGCGATCCTGTAAGGGATCGGGTACAAAAGGCTTATACCGCTGAAATTGGTGTTCGTGAAAAGACCGGCCATAATGACGGAATTAAGGTAGAAACCTATCTGCACTACGTTGGCCTTCCAAAAGGTAATCCGTGGTGCGCGTCCTTTGTATGCTGGGCCTATGGGCAAGCCAGCGTTAAAAATCCTAAGAGTGGGTATTGTCCAGATCTGTTTGCCTCCAGGTATGTTATTTATAAGCGCGGAATAAAGATCAATAATGAGGCGCCCCAGAAAGGTGATGTATGGGGGCTTTACTTTCCGGAGAAAGGCCGCGTCGCCCACGTTGGTTTTGTTGATGAATGGCAAAGCAAATATGTGATAACTGTAGAAGGCAACACCAATGATGCCGGTTCACGTGAGGGTGATGGTGTATACCGCAAACGTCGGCTGACCAAATCAATTTATGTGGTGGCTAATTATATCGATAAGAGATGAAGAAGCTTTTAATTATTGCCTTTATAGCTATTTTCCTATCCGGATGCGCGGAGAAAACGCATCTATTGGATAGCTCAAAAGCTTCAAAATCGGAAAAGAAATCGGTTGATAGTACCGGAAGCCAAAATTTAAAGCTGGTGGATAAGTCAGTAATAACGATCGAGCGAACAGCTGATACAAGCGTTACCGTCACTGGTAAAGCTGTCACCGGCGAAATTGATACCGGGTTGGCGGGAGATAGCGGTATTGTTAACCAGCATTTTGAAAATGGAGACGTTGATCTCGATCTGTCATTTAATAAGAATACCGGTAAGATATCCGCTACAGCGAAACCTAAGCCTAAGAAAATACCGTTTAAATATCATGAAAGGCTGACCACTCGATACGATATTACCAAAACCGACAACTCTAAATCAAAGGTTAAAAGCAGCCTGGAGTTGAAGTCAGATACCACTCAAAAACGTGTGTCTGATCATAGGGGGCCGGTTAAATCGCTGGGAACAATAAAGTGGCTCATCATCTGGCTGATACTGGCCATAACCTTTGTTGCAGTTCTAGCTTTAGGAATTAAACGATACTTCAAAATATAAGGATTAACCACTGTAAACAAAAAGGGATAGTTTTTTAACTATCCCTTTTTGTTTACAGATTGGGATGGTGTCACTTAGCACTAATATATTAATATATGGCTTTCGATCTTTACCTTTGCCAACATGTCAATCGAGGAACTTGAAGCATTTTTTAAAGATGTCGATTTACCGAAATCATTCCGGATTAGCCGAGGTATTAATATCGTAGACGTTAAACTATTCCTTGAAACTCAATTCACAGTAATAAAATCATATGGAATCGACAGTAAACCTGGTGCTCCTTGCTATGATCGGTTAATCGAATTTAAGAACGCTATTTCTTCTGACTAGGCTTTTTGTTAACCTCATTTTCTGAGCTTATTTTTTTTGCATAATCCAAAACACGCTGTATAAATTCACCAGTCTTGGTATGGGCCTCCACTATAGCTTCAAAGGGGTCTTTAAATTTGATTCTGGCGTACACATCTTCCGGACTCTTTATATACAATTTAAAAGTAGCCTCAAACTCATCTGGTGTATACCATTCTTTACCCAACGGATCAAATATCCACACCTTTTCTTCTCGGGCTTTTGCTGCTATACGTAGATAATGTTCACGGACATATTTTTCCTCTTCCAGTTTTCGCTTATAAGCTAAATCCTCTTCTCGCATTTGAGTTTCAAATGCTTTCATGTCCCTTTCTTTACGATAATTGCCAGCCATGTCACTATCCCTCCTGATCTACTACCAGGTGATAAATATCTGGAAATAGCTCCTTTATGACCTGATTCTTATTTTCATTTAACCGCTGGCTTTCTGTTTTATTGATTACCAAATCCTGATGAGTACCAATATAATTTTTAAACTCCTGCAACCGTCTCTCTATGGAATACGGAATTGGGCCATTCTTTTTCATTATGTAAAATTGCTAATATTTATAGCAAAATGCAAAATGTTATTTTTGGCTAAACTTTCATGCTTTTATCTACGACTCGTTTTCGTTCTACTTTTCTCAGTCAGTGGATCAATAATGATGACCAAACAGTTATTCATAGAAATTGAGTGTGTTTCAGGCTATAACTAATAAACTTTCTTATAAATACTATTATAGTAGCCTGGTATATCCTTTATAATTCGTTCCCGTTTTTCACAAATATCGTTAACCAAACCATTTAAAGATCTATTCGGGGATTTCTTGTTTATTGTGAAATGCCCATAGGATTTCCCACTTCTATCTAGTATTACGGGAGGGTATTTGGCTTTCTCATTGAATGGTGAATAATTGCTTGTTTTGCTGCCATAATTACCATCAGAATTCCATATTGAGTTAGCACCATGTATAATACCGTAGTCACTATACGAACTCCATATCGAATTTAGATCTTCAGTACCGCAATTTAAACAACCCAAAAACTGATTGTGCTTCTTGCCGCCATAAATTTTAAATTGCGCCTTAGCGTTGAGGGATATAAAAGCGATTAAAGCGAATAATATTGTTAGCTGTTTCATAATACTGGATCGCCGCTGGCGTATACGTGCGCCAGCTTAGGATAATTTGATTTGTGATTTCAGATTAATTAACCCTACTGAATATTTTAGCATAACGTTCTACTCCGTCCTTTAAAACCATATCTCTCTTATCGCAAATCAGATCAGCAACCGATCCCTTTAATCGATTGGGATTACTCTTGTTTATAGTTAAGTAACCAACAACTTTCCCATTTCCATCAATAACACGAGGGGGGTATTTTGCATTTATCTTATATGGAGAATAATTACTTTTTTCACTACCATAGACACCGTTTTTATTCCATATGGACTTTGCTTTGTGAGTAGATCCGTAATCACTTAATGGGCTCCATATAGAATTTGGTTCATCATCATCGCATGTCATACAGCCCAAAAACTGATCATAATTTTTACCTCCATAAATTTTTAATTTAGATTGAGCATTTCCGTTAAATGAAATGAAAATAATTATCGAGAATAATAGTGCTAACTTTTTCATAATTATCATGTTTATGGTGTGCATTTAGTTCCTACTGAATTACCCTTTGTCACGTCCTTTTCTGAGGTGTTAAAATATTGATTACTTGTATCATTTAAAAATATACCCCCTCTTGCAAGTCCAGTGGCTCTATCAACAGGAAAATTGGGATTATAAGCTAATATAGCATCTCTGAGTTCATCCGTGAAATAATCTGCCATTGTTCTGTGTTTCGGATCTACTTGGGCCATTGTTGTTCCTTGATCAAAATAATAATCATATTGATTCTTTACATTGCCAGAAAAATTAGGTCTTTGCACAATATTTATTGCTGGATACTTAGTCTTGAATCCATCCTCTCCCAAATTAAGTAACTGCAAATCTAAATATGCATGAAGGGCTTCATGATATAAAGTAACTAATCTATACTCATTTGATGCATTGGCTAATACATCGGGATTGATATATATTTTACCAACGCCATTGTCATATTCTGTATAACCATCTTCTTTGGTATGTGTTGCAAAATAAGCTTTATCACCTTCTAGGAAAACTATATCATCACCATTTTTTGAACCAAAAGCTTGGTAAATAAGCTTTGCAATATCAGACTGCATATTGGGCAACGAGGATATCAACGCCCCTGCACACGGATATTTTTTGCTTAAGCTATCTATGATTTTTGGTGTAGGTGTCTCAACATAGCAAGGCCCTTGCGGCGGCGGAAATCCATCACCACCATCAGGTGGTACATCATTTACGGTTAATTTTCCGCTTGAATTAATGATTGGTACAGGGCCAGGATGAACAGCATCATTGCAAGGCGGAGGTGGTGTTGTTGTAGATGGGCCACCATCACTGGGGCCACTACTACCGCCGCCACCATCACCTCCTCCTCCGATGCTGCCCGGACCACCTCCGGGGCCGGAACCGCTCGCACCACCATCACCGCCCGAGCACATGGTGAAAAGATAGATCATTACATCGGGGGCACTGGTTAACCAATAATCATAACATTCCTCAGACATCGGCTTTAGCTTTGAAGTACCCAAGCTTTGTACTTTTACTCCGGATGAACTACCAGGATTTCCCGGCGTAACAATATGCCCATTCTTATAACGCCATCCCCCAATATATTTACCGTTTGGGGTAAAATATAGCACCAAGCCACTATAATCAGCATCACGTTTATTGTATTTATTGCGATCAAGCTTGCTCCGGTCATTTTTGAGATAGGCCGAATCGGCTATTAGGGTCATTACATAGGCATCATAACCACCACCGTTATTTATTAAAATAAACGAGCTTCGGCTATAAGTATTATTACTGCTGCGGCCAGTAGTCATATTTTTTATGGCCGGGTTAAATTTTGATGAGGGATCCAAAGGCAATTCAATTACCTTTTTGTTGAACCGGGTGTAACTGACATTGTGCTGCCAGTCGGGTTTAATAATCTGACTCAGCTCGGAATTTGTCCCGTTAGCCTGGGTGGTTACCTTGGTCGCATTTACCGGGTAAGTGCTTTCGTACCAGGTTTTAGCCTGGGCGATGACTGGATCAGTAACGGAATTTTGTTGATCAGTTCGCGAGTCCTTTTTACAACTATTAATAATAACGGCAGCTAGACACACAGTGGCGAGTACTAGCCAGGAGGCTTTTTTTAGAATGAGTTTAGGCATAGAAGCAGGAGTTTATTTTATATTTAATATATATGCCCAATATGTATTTAATATTTCAGGGTAGCAATAGGTGAAAACACGGTATTTTATATCATGGCTTGATTAAAGTATTATCCAAAAATTTCATCTGCTGCCTGATCCAGAACATCTTCTTTCCTTATATCATTTAAATATTGCTGATGTACAGCTAATGACGAATGCCCCAACAATTCCATAGTTACCATGGGGTTATTAATCTTATCTATTGCCATACGCGCGAAGGTGTGTCGGGCGATATGGGAAGATAGGGGCTTGTTGATACCTGCTTTGGTTGCGACTTCCTTTAGATTTTTATTTACGATGGTAGTACATGATTGCTTGTGCTTAAAAGTCCTTCTTTGATTATCGAACTCACTCAATTTCGGATCATGGGTTAAGTTGAACAGAGGAAATAACCTCTGAGATTTACCTTTATATTTATTGACTATTTGCTGTGCCTTAGGTATTAGCTTAGAATCAACATTGTTTTTGCCGGTTGTATTATCAGCCGTGTATCTGCCGTCTTTAAATTGACTAGAATAAGCTTGTAATAGGGCTCCAATTCTACAACCACGTAAGTATACTTGCATCAGAAATATGTCTCTTGAAACTGCCAGTATTGACCCTTCTTTTAAAACCAGTGATTCTATACTATGCAATTCTGAAGCTGTTAATTTTTGCTTCATTGGCTTTTTGGTCGGAATTCGGAACTTTTTCACGTCATCGGTTAATGGGGAAGACGACCATTTTTCGATAACCCGTCTCACGTCTTTAATTTTCTTTTGTGACGTCGTACCAATATTACCAGGCCTGATCAACTTTCCATCAATCAAGAGGTCATTGGTCAAAAAAGCAGCGTATCTTTCGAACCAGCGTAAGTTGATATCTTTTATGAGTGTATTTTCAGAATCAAAATAATGATACAGTTCGTTTCTGTATCCTTTTACCCTAGATTCTGTCATCGGCTTGACCTCCTTTTTATACCGAATGAGTTCCTGTTGTAGGACAAAATCTAAAGTGAGTTCCTTATTTTCTTCAAAGAAATTGGCTGGACTTTCTCCGTTTATTACCTTTATTAGCTCTCGCTCATATTCAGTATATTTTTCAGAGATCAAATTGTTAATATAGGCGGAATTGGGAACTTTTGATTTAACTCGGTTTTTATTATAATCCCAATCACTTTCCTGACAGGAATAGATGCCTTTTTTCTTTACCTTGCCATTTAAATAAAATTGCAACTGAATTGGGTGTGTTCCATCGGCATGAGTCTTGCCTTTGAATAGTCTGACTTTTAAGTTAATGCTCAT